TGACTTCGTCGAACGTCGCCTGAAGTAATTCAGGCACACCCTCTAATTCCGCGAGCGTATCGATGTAGCGCGCGACTTCTTTTGCGTCGTCAGAGGTAAGAGCCGAGGAGTTGCCGGCTCGCAACGACGCAAGCACGGAAGCAGAGATTTTGAACATCACGCAGCGTCCCGCTGATTGCGGCGCCGCATCCTCATCTCAGCTCGCAGAGCCACACCGCTGCTCTTCGTCGCCTCAACGTTATCCTTGCCGGACTTGTCGACCGTCTTTGCAACCAGGTTCGAGCCGCCAACAACGGCGTTCACGGTCCTGCCCGTGTTGCCTTCGATCCGATCCAAGCGCGCCTCAAGGCGCGCTATCGCCGCGATCAGATCGGCATTACCGCCGCCGCCTCGAATGACGGGGGCAACATTGATGGGCCGAAGATTATCATTGCCAATGGCGCGCGGCATGATGCCGGCGTTCAGTTGATCGAAGAAGCCGACGCCGAACTTTTCAACCGCAGCATTCTGGATGACGAACTCGCGGTTCGACAGCATCGCGCGGATGGAATCAGAGGTGCCGGTGCCAGCGCCAGTGATCAAGCCGCCCATGGCGTATACACCCAACTTGTTGCTCGCGGTGTCTCGGCCGATGTTCGTGTTCGATGCTATAGCGTAAGTATTGAAAACGATTTTGTTTAATGCTGTTACGGCCTGGTTATTGAGGTGCACCAGCGTAGAGGTGTAGGTCGTGGTGGTGCCGATGGTATGCCCCACACTGTCCGTGACCGGGACATCCACAAGATTTGGATTGAGCGCTGAATTCAGCAGCGCCAAGATGGCGTTCGTCCCCTGCGCTCCGCTGATCGCGGTGGTTGTATTGCCGGTATTGGTTGCGGCGGTACCCGCATTTGTTGCGGTCGTGCCGGTATTGGTCGCCGTCGTGCCCGTGTTCGTCGCGATGCCGCCAAGGGGCCCGGTATTCGTGATGATCGAACCTAGTTTTCCCGTCGGGTCGATCTGATCGAAATAAAACTTTAGAGCATTGGCGACGGCCGTGGCGTTACCAGCATTCACCGCGGGAAGTATCCCACCATTCAATGAGTTGATGGTCGCGCCAACCCCGCTGATCAGCGCGCCGTTCAAATTCTCGTTGCTGAAGTTTCCTGCGGTGATCGCAGCATTTCCGATCTGGATTGCCGTAATCGCATCACGCACCGCTTGCGTCACAGGATCTGTCGTCGCCTGTACTGCGGGAAGGTTGAGGCCCTGGTTGATGATCTGGTTTTTGATATCCTGGTAGCCCTGCCCGCTTGCGTAGACGACGCGGGCCGCCTTTTCCAAATTGTCGGCAAGCGACCCGAACTTGTTTTGCGCGTCGACGTTGCCGGACTGCGCAAGCGGGAGATTGGCCTGATACAGCGTCTGTGCGCTGGCGAGTGTGTTGAGCGGGGATTGCGTCGAACCCTGACCTGCGACAAGGCCATTCAGGTAATCCGTGACGCCCTTCGCGGCGCTGTTTTGCGCGTCCTGCAGCGCTTTCGCATCGGTTACAGCGCTCGCCGTGAATTCGTGAACGACGTCTTTCAGTATCGGGATTTGCGTTGTGAAGTCTGTGAACGCCGTCCCGACAAGCTGCGCATCATCGACGATCTTTTGCGCCTCGGCGTGGAACGTCGTTGACACCTGAGACAGCAGCGTCGGGTCGTTGCCGAGGTCCTTCACATTCGCCAAGTCTTGCGCATGCTGCAAAAGTAGATTCGCGGTATCGTTGAGGAAGCCCTGCCCCTTCGCCGCGTTCAATCGCGTCGTGAGACCGGAGATAAACGTGTCATGGAATTTCGCGACAAGATCAGCCATCTGCTGGCTGAGAATCCCATCGATCGCTGCGGCACGACCCGAAAACCCGATCTCCGATAGCGTCTCCTTCAAGCCCTGCGCTTCGTCGTTGACCGTTTTCATCTGCTGCTGCAGCGGCGTCAGGACCTGGTTGCCGGTTTTGAATTCGGTCCATATCCGCTCAACCGCGCTGTTAAAGGAATTCGCCGCCGAGGAAGCACCGCCGGCATCCTTGGCTTTCAACGCCGCGTCCTGCAGTTGCTTCGAGGTATTGTAGAGAGACTGCAATTCGTTCGTGAGCGGACCGAGACTGAAACCTTTCGCGGCGAGATTAAAGTTCACGACCTGCGCCGCCATCGCAGCCCATGCCTGCTGAGCCTTCTGGAGTTCCTGCTTTGCTTTTTGGTCTCCAGTGAACGCAGATATCAACGCCGACGCGCCGGCCTGCACCACGCCGACAAGCATTTTCTCCGGATCAAGACTCGTGAGATTGTCAAAGGCTTTGTCGGAAAGTTTTTTCGCGACGTTATCCAGAGTGGAAATGAGGCCGTCCATACCCAGCTTGCCCTGAAGCGCGGCACTGAAGGCAGCTTTGCCGACTTCGCTGTAGCCCTGCTTCAAGGTTTGAAGGGTGTCTGCATAGAGATCGCCCCGCGTCTTTGCTCTCGCGAAGCCGTCCGCGGATTTTTGCAAATCGGAGACTTGGTCTGCGGTGAGAGGTCTCCCTGCAGCGATGGCTTCGTTGATTTTTGTCTGAACGATTGTGTACGAAATCGCGGCCTGCTCTGACATAAAGAGCGTTGCGGTTTTCACTTTCTCCGCGGCGGTCTGCGCGTCGATCTGGAATGTGCCGAGTAATTGAGATTCCGTCAGCTTAGCTTGAGATGCTATTTGTGCATCGGTAATGCCGGCGCCTTGCTGTTGCGCGTTCTTAAGCTCTAAAGTCTTCGCTGTTACGATGTCCGTTATGGTTGCTGACTGACCCAGCGCTGCATTATGAGCGTTCTGAAGGGCGATTACATTGTCAGTTATCAGCGCCGCAATGCCTCTAGCAAGTTGCGGGCCCTCTCGGCCGGCCTCCTTGGCCTTAAGGGTTAGTTCGGAGATTGCTGCGTTCAGCCTCTCTTGCGGAGTAGCGGCAGAACCGATAACGGAGATGTAGTTCTTCCATTCTGTAACGGCGCTTTCCGGTCTCGCCTCAATGACAGCACGCAACGCGGCGGCGCGTTCCTTCAGCGCTCGCGTGGACTCGTCGTCATCCTTCCGGCCTAGCCGTTCATTCTCTAGGCGGCGTGTTTCCATGATAGTGTATTCCGCCGCCGCGCCGGCAGTTAGACCCATGGCGCCACCCTGAATCTTGATGGCATCGATCTGCGCGTTCACGACGGCCACACCAGTCGCCTGCTCGCGCGCGAGACGTGCCGAGTTGGCAATCTGTGCGTCGGTTAGCGTTGAGTCCTGCTGTCTCGCCTTAGCGAGCGTATTAAGTTTGTCCGCCATTATATCGGTTACGGATGCCGCACCGCCCAAAACGGCGTTGTGAGCGCTCTGCTTTGCTATGGCGGTATCAAGAGTTGCGGCCGCAATTGCGCGATTGTAGATCTCTTGAGAGGCGGTATTACTGAGGCGCGCGGCGAGTAGCTCTTTCAGTCGAAGGGTCAATCGCTCGTCTGCGGTAGCGGCAGACCCGAGGTATCCAATCTCTTCTTTCATAAGGTTGGCGGCGCTGACCGCAGCATCGCGCGTCTTCTTCTTTTGGTCCTGTTCCGCCTTTTCGGCGTCAACAACCTCCCATAATTTTTTTGCCATCGCGTCGTAGCCGGAAAAGTCCGGCCTTTGTTCCGTCGAAAACGCGGCCGTTAAATTTGCTGTTGCAGTCTCGCGCGGAGTCGATGGATTTGTATCGATGGATTCCGAAAGCAGATCGGAATACTTCTTCCGTCCAGAAGCAGCGGCTATCACCGCGCGGGTAATCCGCTCCTCCAATTGGGCAGCCTGCAATTGCCTATCGAGAACCTCTTGCGAATAAGTGCTTGCCATCAAGTTAGCGGTGCGCTTTTGCGCCTCGTCAATCTGGACCTTTGTCAGCGCCCACTTCTTGATCTGCTCGTCAGTAAGCCCGTTAAGCTTTTGTTGTTTCGCCACCAAAACATCAAGTCCGCCAGCCTCTGCCGTTACATCGAGAACAAGTCCGGTTTCTAGGCCACCCTTGTTAAAAGCCGCCTTTGAAAGTGCGTTCTTCGATTGATCGGACGCTATGGCCCTCGCCCGCGCCAGAACGTCCCAGCCCTGCGCAGTCGTCGTTGTCGCCGCGAGTTCTTTCGCAAGATCGGCATCTATCAACCTAACTGCATCGTAAAGCTTACCGCTGCTTGTGCGGGCCTCATCCAGGTTGATAGTGAATTTATCGATACTTGAAGTAATGGTGTCGGTGCCGACACCAAACTCTGCGCCAGCCCTGCCAAGGGTTTTTAATTGACTGATGGATAGACCGGTGGTTTCGGAGAAGGTGCGCATAGCGATAGCGCCGTCTCCCATCCGGTTTGCTTCCGAGATCATGTGATTGATGGCTGCGGATATTGCACCGATCCCGACCGCAGCAGCAATCCCCCAAGGCCCTAGGGCAGATAAAAAGACGCCAACCGGACCAGCCCCAGCACTCAATGCGATAAGCTGCCCAGACACGCCGGACGTTGCGTTCTTTAGCCCGAGCCAAGCCTTTTCATTCCCCGCAAGCTGTCCGGTTTGCTCGCGAACTGTCTGAATAATCGCGTCGTGTTTTTGCCTTACCTTGTCGAGCTGCGCTGCCGCGGCTTCCCTAGTGGTGATACCTAACTTCTCAGCATCGACATTGATATTCTGTTGCCGCGCCATCGCCTGGGCTTGTGCAATCTGCGCTTTGATGAGTGGATCGGTCGCGGCAAGCGAATTATTCCAGCGCTGCTGCGCTTTCTCAAACGCCGTTGCGGTCGCGACTCCGCCATCCACAGCCGCAGCTTTCGCTTTGGCCATAGCGGCTTCGAATTCGGCGACGCCAACTTTGGCACCGCTGGAATCGACGATCAATTGCGTAACGACGACGGGCATCTATTTCGGCTTTTCGCTATTGCAGGAGCGGATTGGACAGGCGAAGCTTCCCCACAAATGATCAAAGGGGGATGCTGATGATTAAACCGACGCTAGTTTTGATGTTGATGCTCGCCCCGTCGCTCTGTTCCGCACAAACGCGAGACTGCAAAGGGATCGCCGATTCCGCAGAGCGATTGAGGTGTTACGATGAACCTTTAGGCGCGGCGGCAGCGCCGCCTGCACAAAAACCAACACCATCGCGAGAGGACGCTTTCATTTCCAAGGCAAAGGCTGTCGTCCTAAAGCAGTTGCGCGATCCAGCGAGTGCTAGGTTTTCGGACGTAAAGTTGAGGGCAGTTGGGGGGAAAAAGGGAGTCTGCGGATCAGTCAACGCTCGGAACGCTGCTGGTGGAATGTCAGGGCCTCAATTTTTTGTTTACGATGGCCAAAGCGCAAACGTGCTAGTTCTCTCGGCCGGGCCGAATAACCCGACAAGCTTCGACGCTGACGTTCTAGCGATGATCTTTCGCCGTGGGACTGACAATTACGATATTTTTTGTAAGTAGCCAGCGGGAGGGGCGGCAGTTACGCCGCCCCTCTGTTGCCGTGCCTGCCACGCCACCGCCACACCGCGACAAGCCCCGACGCGCCGTGCCTTGACTGCCATGTTCATCGTTAGATGCGCGAGGTTGAAAGTGGAGAACTCTCGCCGTAACTCGTTTCGCAGCTAAGCTGCAGCCTGAATCTTAATCTCGGGCGGGATGCGTGTCGACAGATATTCCAGCCCCTTCGGCGTTATCCACCCGCGAGGCCGGGCCTTGTCGTCTCCGCCAATTTCGGACGTGATCTCGAACAACCCCATCTGCCCTCCACTTCAGATAAGGAAGCAACGCCGAGCCTTCATAGAAAACGTAGGTCCGCTTCAGCCACCGCACAAAGAGCGTAGGATGACACCCTAGAGCCCGCCCGCCGTTCATGTAGCCGTACAAGCCGTCAGCCTCGACAAACTTGTCATAGAAGACCGTCTTGGGCTTAGCGGCCTCGATCTGGGCTTTCTGCTCCTCAACCTTTTCCGATAGATCGGCGGCCAGCCGCAGGGCTTCTGGCAGCGTTTGGGGGATCTGAAACTGCGGACCCGCCGGTTCAGCAGCCATCCTTCTCCGCAGCTCGGCTTCCATCACGTTAAACGCCGCGATGTACTTTTCCTTGAAAAGGCCCGCTGCGGCGCCGGTAAACCCCATCGCCAAGAACGTGAAGCCGTCCTTGGTCATGGTGACGTGGGAGGTGCTTTCTCCGGTTAAGTCATTGATTTTAAACGGCACGAAATTGTGCAGCCTGAAATCTGGCCGCAAAGAAGGTTATGGCTGCCTAGAGCACCGTCGACTCATCAAAAGCACGGCCACCTCCCGAAGTAATCACTCCTCCCCATCCGTCTTCGCTGGCGTATCGCGGTTGGCTTGTGCGGCCATGTAGAGATCATCGAGTTCGTCGATGATCTCGTTTTCGAATGGCAAGAACCGAATTCGATAGCGGTGTTCGTATGCCATGACATCCATCCCCTCGATTGGAGATGGACCAAATCCGCTTCCGGCCTTGCGCCTTCGGATTCGATTGTACGCCGTCCACAAATAGTACAGCGCCATCGGCAGTGCCGGGCATTCGAGCTCGGCTTCGTAAAACGCTATGTTCTTTGCGTTCCTTGATTTCCGAAGCATCCCTTCAAGGGTCTCGCGATACGAAACCTTGCCGTCTTTGTCGGCCGGCGCAGACAGGACAAAATACCGCTCCGCGTGCGCCTTTAAACCGTCGCGGAGGGCGGCATAAAAGACCGCTCAGCGTTGACGAACTCGACACCCTGGCTGAAGTACTGCCCCATCTCCGGTTTCATCAGCAGCTTTGTTGCGGACTCATCGGAGAACTCAATGGTCTCATCGCCGATCCTGACCGGTGTCCATGTTTCGACGCGAGACAGAAGCCACTTCACCCCATCCAGACTCGCTTCGACGACCTTTCGCTCCTCAGCCTTGTATTTCTTCTGATTGACTTGGGCCTGCTCGATCGTCGATTCCTTGTGCAGCCGCTCGCGCGTCTTTTCTTCCTGATACGCGATGGTCTTTGGATGCGCGGGGCCGCACATCGTCCACACCCATCCGGTTGGCTTCGCGGTTCCGGGTTTGACGATATGAAGTTCGGCCGTCATCAGCGGAATGTCGTTAGTGAGATCAGCAACGATCGCTGCCTTAGTATCGGAGTCCATAATTTTCGTCCTTTATCGGAAAGGGGTGGCGAGCGACGCCGATACGCCGCCCGCCGTGCCAGCGCGCTTGCTTCGTCCCGCGTATTCGGCGCGGGATTGGGGGAAACGCTTAGGATGCGGTATCGGCGCCGAACGACTTGGCCGGGCGAGTCAGCGCAACGCCGGACTCTCGTTCCGGTTGCTTTACCGCAGAGGTCTCGCTGATCGCGATGGTATCGAGGCCGTCAGCGTTGCTGGGCCAGTGGATACGATAGCCGGCAGCCTTCGCTTCAGTGATCGCCTTCTTGAGTGCCGCCGCCGCATCGCGCACGGCCTGTTCATTGTTCGCCATTGTGGTGATTCCCTTGGTTGTTGGAAAAATGAAACGGAGAGCGATCAGCTCGCGTTGCTGACCTGAATTTTCAACATCGTGGCGTCGAAGGCGCCGCCGGTGTCATCCTTACCGACCAACGCCACGGGAATCTGCAGCGTCTGGGTTCTGCCACCGCCAGCCTTGCTCAGGGCCGATTTTGCAACATCGCCGAGCGTGAAGTTCGGCACGTAGAACGAAATGAAATCCTTCGGCTCCGCTTCATTCTCGACGGCGAGGATGTGCAGCGAGAGAACATCCTCGTTGATGTGATTGGCCACGTAAGCCAGATCCTTGCGCAACATGGTGAGGTTCATGTTGATGCCCATCTGCCCGGTGAAAACGTCGGGACTGTATTTGATGGCACCAGAGCCGAAGACAGAGGGCGCGTTCGCAGCGATGTCGAAGGTCAGATCGAACGACGATAGTTCAACCAGGTCACTAGTGCCCAGCCGAATGGTCGCATCCACAACTGACATGGCGGTAGCGGTGTTCTCAGTTGGCGATGTGAAAAATGGCGCGCTAGCACCGGTCTTGGTTTCGAACTGGCCCGTACCCCACCAGCCGGCGTCGAACATGATGATGCCGTCCGTCGCCATCGACACTTTGCCGTTTCCGAAAACGGCATCGGTATAGAGCTCTGAACAATCGATATCGATCTCATGCTCTTCCCATGTGTAATAGCGCTTCACGAGCGAGCCAGCAGCGGGATTGATCAGCACGCGGCCGGGGCGCGTCACAGTGAACGATGTATCCGGCGTGGCGTTCAACACCAGGGTTTCGGCAACGGTAATCACGAGCGCGGTCAATCCCGTGATGCGCAAGTCCTTGCTGTTGTTCGTCGTTGAAGTCGCCTGCCCCGTTAGGCGGATCACATCGCCGACGCGCAGACCTTGCGTGATCCAGGAACCGGCCGCCGCAACGATCGTGCTGGTGGTCGTGGTGATAGAGGTTGCAGCGGCCGAACCGCCGATCACGGACGCTTCGGTAATTGCAAGGTCGGCGCTGCCGTAGGTGCCACGCATGAGCGCCTGAAACACGGTGTCATAAGCACCAAGCGCGAGCTGGCCGCCTTGCGACCCTTGCGTCTTGTAGGTGCCGTGGCGACCCCTTGAACGCATGCCATCGCGCCGGACCTCGTTGCTTTCCGTCGCGGCTTTGGTGAACTTTCCGCCGCCGCCCTGCCCCGTGGTACGGAAAATCTCGGCACTGCCGCCAGACGCCTGACTGCCGAGCGCGCTCTGTACCTTGAATGCGCAATAACCATTGCTGTTGCTCTGATAGACCGTCATGACTAGAGACCCCTTTCGTTGGGATAGAGAGCGGACCTAGCCGCGAGAGAAAATTTGGGGAGGGTGGCTTAGCCGAGATGCCAGTACTCGAAGGGTATCGTTGCCGTGGTCGTGAACCACTGACCGTCGTCTGCGGTCACGTCGCCATCATCGATGCGCGGTTGACCGTCTTTGGCGTAACCGGAACGCACGTAGCAGCCCGGAGTTACGTCATTGTAGAAAACCTTGTTGCGAAACATCTCGCCGATTGCCACAGCCTTTGCCAGACCGTCATCTGCACCACTGTTGATCGGCGTGTAGACGTGCCCCTTTATGAACCCGTCATAGACGATGGTCTGCTGACCGGGTGTTCCACTTCCGATGATGTAGGAGCCGTTGTGAACTATTTCGAAGAACACCCACGGAATCGGATTGTTCGTAGCCGGATCAACTGCAGGTGCCCCGGACTCGTTGACAAAGTCGACTGGCGTATTCAGAACGCCGTCAGTTTTCCAGTTATCTTCGAAGCGAGTCCGGATTGAAGCGCATGCGCCGGCATAGTTTGCTGACATTTACCGGTCGCCCTTATCTTGTTCTTCGTCCAGCGGACGAACCGGCTGGGCTTATTGTGATCGTTGGCCAGCGCACTTCCGAAACGTTGTGCGGTCGGATACCACCCCGATTCACAAATCTTCCCTTCGCGCCTCGCTGTAATCCGGTTGCACCCTGTTTCGATTGGTCGACTTGCGAAACCCCAAACACAGCGCGGTACGTAAATTGAATATCAGCGGCATTGGCCACGTCGGGATCGCGCTTTAGGATTTGTTCTGCGCGCTGATACACGCGACCGCCGCCGTCGATCTTGAACTTCTTTCCGCCCTTGCCGCCAACCTCAATCACTTGCGAATAGATCACCGTATTCGTGATCGAGATTTCCTGTCCTGGTTGCCATCCATCCAGATTTTCAACGGCGTGACCGTCGATGAACATTCGATGATTGTCGCGGTAGAGTCCTGGATGCGGATCACGTCCGCTTCCGACAGGGGAAATATCGTACAGAATTTGCCTCGCCCGCTTCGCAATCACATCCAGCCGGTTGTAGTCATAGACAATGACGCCATCGGCCCTCACCGCCTCTTCGGGCGCGTTCAGCACCCCATCAACATGCCTCACAAAGTTGAGAGGTTTGGGCGGGTCCTGCATGATCTCGGCATGCAGGCGCCTGGCTTCCGCCGCGAGATGTTTCCTAACTTCCTCGATTGAGCCTTTAATCGCGATATCGAACTGCTCAACACCGCCTTTTATGGCCATTTTCAACCCTAAAGCGCTTGACTTTATAGGTCCATTGGACCTATAATGACGGCATGACAGCGCTCCTGACCATCCTCAAAACCGCTAACGGCCGCCCCGCGACCAAGACACTAATCCAGCGCTCGGATGGGACGATCGGAAAGCGGCACGCCGCGCCCGCGCGCTACTTCACAGTTGAACGAAAGACCGCCGAAACGATCTATGACCTTGCGGAAATTCTGACTGCACTCAGTGCTGAGCCACAAAAACTTATCATCCGCGGCGAGCCCATCTCTGATTTGGATTTGTCTCTCCCAGTGCGGCGCCTTAAACACTGCGGAAGCGATAAGCAGGCGACGTTCAGAAGTTCACCCTCTGGTGAGAGATGGGTTTGCTTCGACTTCGACGAAATTCCGTGCCCCGATTCGATTGATGCTGGCGAGCAACCCGGAAACGCACTCTTGCTTCTTTCCTATCTACTGCCAACAGAATTTCACGACGTAACGTTCTGGGCGCAATGGTCGAGCGGAGCCGGTCTTGACGGATGGAAAACTCTCTCGGCTCACTTGTGGTTCATGTTGGATCGACCCGTCACGGACGATAATCTCCGCGCGTGGGCTGTATTATCGCACTCACCTATTGATCCATGCTTGTTCAACGCAGTGCAGCCCCATTTCACAGCGGCACCAATTCTCGCCAGCGACGTTGAAGACCCCACGCTACAGCGTCACGGACTGATCAAAGGCTCCCGTGATATCGTCGAATTTTCCGCAGCAAAGAAACCCAAACATCATGACACCAACCGAACTTCGCGAAGCGCGAGAACTCCTAGCCCTCACTCAGAGGGAGCTCGGACAGCGGCTTGAACTTGGCGGCCCGAAACCCGATCGCGTCATTCGTAAATGGGAGGCCGGCGATTCCAAGGTCAGCGGTCCCGCCGCTGTTGCTATCAGGTACATGCTGCGCGACCATAAACGAAAACAGCGCTAACCCTTCACCCTACACTCTATCCTGCACAACTCACCACCCGGATAGAAGCCCTGCCCCTGCTGAACTGCACGCCACCGCCCGCGAACATAAGCACTATCGCCGCGGTTCTTGCTCGGGATACGGGGATCTTCCGTGCCGCCTGGCAACTGGCCTCCAGGCCATTGAGCGCGGTTGATTTCCGATGGCGAGAAGATGCAGAACAACTCGTCCTGCGTAATGCCCGCCAGAAGTTCTGCGCTTGTCGGCGACCGAACCGCAGCGCGGATATCAACGTCTACATTCGCCTTGTTCGTCGTACCGACTGATCGGCGAAGCTTGATGTCTTCGCCCGCCTCGATCAGATCGGCGTCCAGATCAGCAATGTCGGACACCTATTTCGATCCCCAGCTTGCTTGCGGATGCTGCTCTGACGACTCCGAGGAGCCATCCAAAGTAGGGCCTCCGTTCGTGTTCTCAAGATCAGAGAGCAGCTTGTCGACCTCCGCAAGATCGCTTGCGGCGCCGTCCAATCGTTTATGAGCCTGCGCAAACACCGCGCTCCCGCGCTCTTGCGTTGTCACGATCCGATCCGTCAGCTTCTCTGCCTGCAAATCAAGATCGTGATGCAGTTTTGCGAGAGCGGCCGTTACGCCGCGAAGTTTCACGCTCATGCGCTCTCTCTCGACTCTTGCCTGATACACGAGGACGAAGGCTTGTAGCCGGTCCATCGCATTTTAGCGCACCGACGCGCGGACGCTCAGTGTGGTGTTCGCATTCACGCCGACCGTAGTGATGACGGCGCGGAGGTAGTTGCCGAGAACGCCGTCATAAACGCCCTCTGCCGCTAGCGCGGCGTAGGCGGTAACGGCTTTCGACAGCAGCCCCTCAAGATTGCAGTGCTTTGTCGCCGGTACATTCGTGAAGTCGAAGCGCGCGATATCGCGCCAAGTTGTGCCACCGTCAAAAGACGTTTGGACCAGCACCGACGCCGACGCTCCCCCGGAGCCGTATTGATACGCAGCCTCCAGGGTAACGGCCGTGATACCATCAAGTTTGACCGTCGCCGTCTGCGCGCTCGCTGTTAGCGCGGTTGTTGGCGAAAGGTTCGCAAGGGTGTAGACACCGGGCAAGTTCATTGCGAATTATCTCCGGTCACGCGATCACGGGAACGCGGTAGTTGTCCAAGATGTCCGCGATGTCCGGTGTAAGATTCCCCGCCTCGGCACCCGTCGCAATCCACCATTGCTGCTCAAGCACGCCAGGCGTGGTGCGCTGTTTCAGGTTCGGATCGCGGCCCTTGGCGCGGTAGCGTTTCGTCACCATCCGGATCGCCGCATCCGCAAGATCGGCCGGTATCGTCGCATAGCCCGCCACATAAACAACCGTGAGCGGAAGCGGCGACCACACGCACGGAAACCCGACGCTATCCAAGCGAGTCAATTGCCCGTTGGTTTTGTCGATCAGATAGTCCGTACTTTCGACAAGCAGAACGGAATTTTCGGTGACCGATGTTACCGACACCAATGGCCAGCGCGCGAGCTGTAGCGGTCGGACGCCGCCACGAAATAGGCGTGATGCATGCCCTGAAAGAAATTGTTCCGATACCGCCTCGACCGCAAAGACCCGATTGCAGTATTGCATTGCGGCTTGCGACGAACCGCTGATGTAGAGACTCAGAATTGTATCGCTCGCGCCGTCCGCAATTCCAAGTTCAGCCTTGACGTTCGCAAGCGTCGTCAGGTCATAACTGTCGGACGCTGACGTGACGGTAAGGATCGATTGCATCCGCCGATCCTTTATTTCGAAAGCTTGAGCGTCGGCTTGTCTTGGTTGGTCGGCTTCGCCGCAAGCTTCTCTTCCGCTTCAATCGGCTCCGCGACCGGTTCGCCAACTTGCACGCCGACTGCCTGCAGAAGCTCCTGCAAGTGCTTGGAGCGAGCATCCTGCGGATCATCGTCGGGCGCAGCGCCCTTGGTGATATAATCTTTCCCAGCCCGCATCATTTCCAGCACTCTTCCGGAACGCCGTTAATCTGATAGTCAGTTACCGGCTGGTGGAACGTGGTCAGGTTGATGTCCGGCCACTTGACCAGCAATTCCATGTGACCGATCGCAACGCGGTTGGCGAGGTGTAGCGAATTTCCTGCCGCCTCCCATTGGCGCCAGAACTGGATATCGTCATCGACATGCCCTTCGCCCCAATCACCCGCCGGGGAAGGAATGGCATGAAACCAAGGCTTCGCCATCTTCTTGAGCGCAGCCGTCCGCAACAGCGTCAGCCCGAAATGCGCGGTCTTTACCGGCGTCGTGTCGGCATCGAGCGCGGTGCGCGGTAGCCCATCGACATTCTTGCCGTCATCGCCCGCCACAGTGAATAGTGTCGTGGTGTGATGCCGAGAAGATTGAATCGGCGCCAGTGCGTCGATCTCCGGGTAAAGCATCATCGTCTGGATCATGCGGGACAGATGCCCCGCCGTCATTACCGTGTCGTAGTCGATCGTGAGGATCAGGTCCGGGTTGTCCTGCTCGATCGTCCGTTCGAAAACCTTCGTCATGGACTGGCCCCAGAAGGCGCCACCGTGTTTTCGCAATTTTACATTGCAGGGAACACAGGCCTCAAAGCAGGAGAAGAAATTGTCCATGAACCCGAGCCGCGGCGTGGACATGCAGCCGGAGACAGTGAGTTGCGAAGCGTGAGGCTTTCTGGCCTCCAGATTGAGCGAGATCGGATACGCCGCGCAGTCAGCGATTTCAGATTTCCACGATCCGATTAGAACAAGTCCGGCGCCGGCCAGCAGACCGCGCAGGCGGTCGCGATCGAACATTGCCTTATGGTAGTCGTTACCATCCTGCTGGCCGCCGAGGATAAACGACTCGTGTGGCTGCTGTTTTCCTTCGAGATAGTTTTGCGCGATCAGCGCGAAGTCAGGAACGGCGATCCTGAGCTTGCCGCCCTTCTTTAGGCATCGTGCCCAATCCGCAACAATGGCACCAAGCGCTCGGTACGGGAAGTGTTCCAAAACGTGCGAGGCAACTATTTCATCGACGGATTCGTCGGCATACGCGAGTGGGTAAATTTCCGTTCCGTGGTCGCGGCCCATCGGAATGAAGTCAGGCCGCAGAACCTGTCCGGCCCCGAGATCAAGTTTGATCATTTCGTTTTGCCATTGTGGGAAGGGCGACGGAGAGGGACCCACATCCCCCTCCGTCTATTCAGCGCTGAGGTTCGCTCCTGGTGTGGGCCAGAAGTGGAACTTCGTTAGCCCTCGATCAGCGAGATCACGCCGGCCTTGGAAGCAGTCGACGGCGAGGTCTCGCCGCGGAAGCCGTTGGCGGTGACGTAGAACGTCTGCGTCGTGGTCGGCGTCAGAACGACGTTGAGATACCGCTTGCGGGCGCGGCAATCGACGTTGAACTTGTACGCGTTGACGCCCGAGGTTCGGCCGATACCGACCACGAAGTCGACGTTGGTCGCAGTTGCAGAACCGCCGCGGAAGCCGACAACATCGGCAAACGAGGTGACGACCGTGGTGTCGCACTCCTGAATCTTCAGGACCGAAGGCGAGCCGGCCTGGGTCGAAGCGGATTGCGTGGTTGCAGACACATCGATCGACACGAAGTCAAAACCAAGCGTGTCGATGTTGGCTGAAGTGCCGGTGGCGCCGTTGGTCAGCGCGCCGACAGTGCCAGCCACAGTATCGAGAAGAAGTTTAGCTGCGGGAACCGTCATGATGCCCTCCTTGGGCAAAGAGATGAAAGGGGAAATAACGACCCGCCGTTAAGCGGGTCGCGATTTGCTCAAGGTTACGGAACGACCAGCGTCACGAGTGGGCCGGCGCTGGTGTTGTCGCCGATATCGTGGACGTTCGCGTCGAAACGCTCGGTGCCGAGCAGACCGATCTGATCGTTCTCGAAGTACCGGTGATCCGAGCGCTTGATCGTGACGCCCCGGCGCTCGCCCATCATCGCCGCCTTTTTCAAGTCGCCGAAGTGAAGCATGGCCTTGGTTGTCGCCGGGATAACGATCGGCAACTTCTGCGCAATCACCACATCGAAACCAAGCAAGCGCTTCTGCACGCCTTCGGACAGGATATCGAGCCTGTTGCCACCGGCGGCTGCGAGCAGATTCGCAACGATCGAATAGAACGCCTGCTGCGACATATACCACTTGGCGCTTCCGGCGGCGTATTGCGGCAGGAGGCCCATCAACGCCGTAAGCTGAGCAAGCGTAGTTGCGGCAAACGAGGCGCCGCCATTGATCTTGCCCGCGGTGTGGCTACCATCGGTCGCGAGGAACGTGGTGCCGCGCATACCGCCGTAGGTCGACGTGCCGTCGCCGTTGAAACCGCAATCGTCTTCCTTCGAAGCGAAGGCGTAGGCCATTTCGCCGACCAACCAGTCGGCGATCGCGACCACGGCATCCTGCTCGATTTCGGTCGACATGCGCGTGAGCACGGCGCATTTCTTGGCGGTCAGGTTGATGTTATCCCAAGCAGCCTGAGACTCGGTGGCAGCCTGATTTTCACCCGTGAAGTACGCAGTGAGACCGCCAGTCCGGCGCGGCCAGTTGAGCGTATCGGAGCCCATCGGTACGACCTGGCATTCCTGCCGGAACACGCCGAACTGCTCACGGAGCACGATGATATTCGCCATCAACTCTTCGGGAACGAGAAAGCCGCCGGCAGAGTCGACACCTTCGCCCTGCGCCTTGGCAATCGAGACGCCGCGCGACTGGCACCAATCCTTGGCGACGGGATCGTCCATCAGAGTCGCCTTGAACCACATGCCGGCCGTGTACGCCTGATCGACGGAGCGAACCATGCGGCCCTCGATCTCACGGTCCTGGAAATTCTTGACCGTGCTGAAAAGCTTGTGCGCGCTGGGCGGCGCGAACGGAGTCAGGCGATCCTGGCCGGGTACGGCGGTCGCGAGATTGCGCGCGATCGTTTCGGCCTCTTCGACGCGGCCAAGCTGTGCCGTGACTTCGACGAACTTTTCCTTGAGTGCGTCGTAGATGTCCTGTTTGAAGCCCTGATCCTCGGACTTGCCGGCCATCTTCTCGATTTCATCAGCCAACGCAGCGAGATGCTGTTTGACTTCGTGCTTCTTGGTAGCCATCGCTATGTTTCCATTTTTCCGCTGGTGCGCTGCCTAAGCGCGGGGAATAGGCGGTGTTGCCAGCGGCGCGATGCGCGGCGTCCGTCAGTCTTGCGAATGACGTCGATCGATTTAGAAAATTTCAGGCTTTAGATTTTGACGGTAGCTCTCAGCGCTTTCGCTTCGGCGATGCGCTGCTCGATCGCGGAAAGTACTACAACTTCCGGAACGTCAGCGGGATCGTCATTATCGCCATCCGGATCTTCGGCAGCGGCGTTGCTGTCGAGCACATCCTTGATGCATTGAGTTGCGGACGCGTGATGGTCCATTGCAGCCTTCAGCTTCGCCTCGTTGGCGCTGCTGATACGGCGTCCGGCTTTCTCCTCCGGCACCCCGATAATTTTTTCGACGGCAACGACTTCCTTCAAGTCGTATTCGTCGGCAATTTCCTTTGCCTCAGCGCGCACTGCGGCGGGCGCGTCAGATTGATCGATGCGACTCTTGGCGGCGACAATACCGGGTTTGACGGCCTTTAACTCGCCATCGATGATATCAGCGAACGGCAGCGCGTAGCTGCTGCGCAGCGTTGGGTTGGCGGCGTCATGAATGAGAAACCCGCGCGCTGCCTTCGCAGCGTCCGGTGCATCGCCATCAAAGCCGGCCGCATCAAGCATCCGCTTCGCCGCGGCGGCACCGTCCCACGTGTCGGATTCGATAACCGACAAATCTTCGGCTGCCCCAGCCTTCCATGCGGCAACAATTTCGGACTTCGCCAGATATTTCTGCCGCACCGCGCGAGGCGTCTTGGCTTGGCGGAACGTCTCTTCCAGAACGTTGCGTGGGATTAGGATGTGACCACCCTCATCCAAGACTTTCGACGCCCATTCACGCAGTGGACCCGTGTCGATGCCTAGCGATTTCGCTTCCTGCAAGGCGTTCGGATTGCACGGCACCGGACATACGGAAATTTCAAGCAATTCCTGTTTGGTGAAATCGATACCGAACGGCCGGTCTTTATCGCTTACGAAAACCCACTTGAGCGGAATAAATCCGACGCTCACCGCCTTGATGAATCCCGCCGCCACCATGCGGTAAATTGAATCTGCGAAGGCACTGATATCCGCCGTCATGAACTCGATATCGCCCATCAGCTTGCCGCCAAACGCACCCACGTTGGAGGACCGCCCGATCGGAGGCGACGAACTGTCATGCGCCCAAAGCGCAACCGGATTTTTAAGATAAGTCGCAGTCTGCCACCCAGCCGGATCGATGCTGTCGCCAGCGTGGTCTATCGTTCCGTCGCTGAAAACGAAACGAACCTTGCGGCTATCGTCGGCGGCTGTTTCGGGTTCGGCCACGGCGAGACGGAGGACGGTCCCTTCCGGTCTACCGCCATCTTTCGCCGCCGCGCGGAATTCATCGATCGTCAACAGCTTGCGCGTCATACGCATCTCCCGATAATCATTCTCAACTTCCGACCAAAGCGGCGAGCGAGCCAGAGTTCGCATTGTCGCCAAGGTCATGCACAACGGCATGGAAACGCTCGGTGCCAAGCACCGCGATCTGATCTTGGTCAAGGTAACGATCCGCCGAGCGAGCCAACGTCACGCCGCGGCGCTGACCGAGCGCACCGCCGGCGTACATATCGCCGAAGGCGAGCATGACGGCACCACTTAGCGACGTTGCGACAAGTGGCATCTTCTGCGAAAGGATGACAGGGAAGCCTTGGTAGAACGGCGTAGAGACGCCGTCTACAATTCTGGTTTCGAGATAGCCACTGCCACCGGTAAGCCGGCAGAACGTGGTCGCGAAACAGGTCTGCGAACAGAACCACGCAGCGTTCGGAATTGCCGACGCCCGCACAGCGGCCATGAGATTGCCTAAGTCCGTCGAGTCGAGCGTGAGAAACGTATTGTGAGCGGCGGTGACTTTCGCCTTGGCGTGATTGCCATCAAGAACGATGGACCCGATACCGCGCATCTTGCCGTAGGCCGAAGTCCCGGTGCCGTTGAACGCGCAATCGTCTTCCAGCGCGGCAAATGCCCATGCGATTTCGTTGGCGACAAAATCGACCATATCGACCGACGCATCTTCTTCAAGTTCGCTCGGCAACTTGATAAGTGAGCCGATTTTCTTGGCTGTCAGGCTGATCTGATCGACGGAGACGCTGGAGCTGACATCGGTTGATGCTGTATTGTTCTCGCCCATGAAGAACGCGCCCGTTCCACCAGGGCGCCGCGGAACGGAAGTGTTGTCCGACGCCATCGGCACAATGCGAGCGCGGCGGCGGAACGCGCCGTAACTGTCGCGCAAATCCAGAATTGCATTGGCGAGATCGGTCGGAACAAGAAACCCACCGCTTGATCCGATACCCTCGGCTGCGGCCTTCGTCATGCGAACGCCGTTCGTCGCACACCAGAGCGCGGCTTTTTCATCCTGATAGACGGCGGCGAGTAGCCATTGCCCAGCGCGTTGATAGCGCGCTTCGACCTCTGGGCCGCCTCCCGGAAATGCACGACGCCTCATCAACCATTCTCCTGCATCGTCGTTTCGGGAATCGCCGCTAACGTATTTTGAACGAACGCGCTTTGCTCGCTTACGATGTAAGGCGCGATCACTGACTTCTGCGGCGCCGCTGGCGTACTCGGGGAGTCCGACAACGTTCCGTCATCCGGCCGCCCTGCTCCGTCCGCGGGAGCACCCGACATGTCCGAACCAGCCGGAGCAAGATTGACCGGAGTCAGCAGCACGTCGCCGCCAGGCAACGGCGGATCGCCATTTTCGGCGCGGCACTCGTTCTGCGTCGAGATGCCAGACATGATCTTGAGGCGCTGGTTATTTATCCGCGTCGCTTCCGCAGCTCGTAACAGCCTTCGTTCGTCGAAGTCTGCGACCAAATCCTCTTTATCGAGATCGAACTTCTGGACGAACTTCTGTTCCCACGCATCCAGGTCCGGCATGATCGTGGTGTTGACGTATGCCTGGTCGGCGTCATCGAACTTGATGCGCGCCATCTCGCCTTTGACACCGAGCTTGTAGAGCGGCATATCAAACCAGCGCGCAACGTCACCGATCGAAAACTCGCGCTGCGCGATGAACTCAAGGTCTACCGAATTCAATTGCATCGCATTCCACTTCAATCCCTCTTCAAGGATTGCAGTGCGACCGGCATTTTGAATGCCGGAACGAAGTTGCTCCCATTGCGTGCGCAGGCGAAGCGCGGTTGATTCACTCAGCTTCTTGTCGGTCGTCAGCACGCCGCTAGGACGCGCACCGTTCGCCATAAATCTAGCCGCCTGCTGTTCGAGGCCGAGAGCAACACCGAACGAGTCTCGCGCAACAGCGATGCGAGAAAGCCCCACAAGCATATTGAAGCCTAGATCGCGAAGATGAAAAACATCATCTTCCGGAATCATCAACGGCTGGCCCGCGAGAATCGCGGACATGAAAATTGAAGGGCGTGTTACGTTGTAGAATAGATATCCGCCCGGCGCCTCATAGAGCGTGACGTAATCCGGGTTGACAGGGATCAGCGCAATCGGCCTACCGCGGCCATCACGAAGAATAACCGCATAGGCATTACAGCGAAGCAGAAACGCGGCGTGCATCTGCCGGCAGAATTCCGTCCACGTCTGCCATTTGTTCGGACGCACGAACAGTTTCGCGACCGGATGATCCGTAACAGGCTTGTCGGCCCGCGCGCTATTTACTTTCATCAGCCGCGGCTGGCAACGCGCGACATCCTTGGATCGTATCGAGGTACAAGCATACACCGTCGAGACACTGACTGCCGTCGACTGAGTAATTCGGAGCCCGGTCGCGGAACCACCGCCACCAAGATTTTCCCATAACGCAGATGCGTCAGCCGGGTTGTAGTCTTTTTCGACCGCACCGCCAAAAATGCGGCGGCCCAAGTCGATCAGACCCATCTCAATTTCCTTAGACCATCAGCATCGGGCGCGATTCATAAATTGACGGCCCGTGGATTGGCTCCGGGTTCAACGACATCTCAGCGACGGCATCGAATCCGGCCATGAGAGGATCGACTTTCCCGTAACCCGACGCATTTCTTGCGATACGCATTCCGGTTCCGGTGGCCTCTACGATCGCATTGCCCGCGCACCACGCCATCATACGGCGGCCGCCATGCTTGAACGATCCGTCCGCGAGCCGGCGCTCGACAGTCTTAATGGGGCCCATCAGCGCGACGCCCTGTCGGACGCCAACGAGTAACTCGTTTTCTTGCGTGACCCCGATGCGGGAGAGAGCATCGACTATCGACCCGATACCGGCGGGATCGGCGCCGACTTTCGCCAGTTTGCCGGAGTCCAAGCACTGCTTGACGATATCGACGACCGCCGTGACGTCGTCCGGCAGCCGATCAACGAGCGTCAGATCTCCATCCTTGATGAAGTCTTCGTAGAGAGTTCGGTTGGCCTTGCGTCGCTCCCAACCCTCGGGGGAGATAAAGGCGTGCGCCCAGCTCAGCCAAACATCGGTTCCTTTTTCACGGCCTAATACGAAGACGCCTAACAAATCGTCTAGACCGCCTCCATCAAGCCCGACCGTCAAAACTTCCGAGCGACGAAGAACTTCGGCGAGTGTCAAACCCTTTTCAGCGCCGCGCGGCCAGAGTGTTGCACCCGCCCATCCATCAGAGCGAAGCGCCTGGTCAACCTCTACGTTGAAGTGCTGCGAAGCAAGCAGCGCCATTGACGCCGGCCCATCCTCTTCAGCCTTCAATAGTTCGGTGCCGAGAAAAGTTTCGCTCGTCGAACGGCCAAGGTTCGGATTGACCAGCGGCCAGTACTTCCGATTCTTCCAACCGCCGTCTTTCGAAATCCGCTCCGGTAATTCGTACAACACCGGCAGAAGCGGCAATCTCATTTTGCCGTCGCGCACTGCACGGGCCATCGCCAGTTCGGACTTGAAGACTCCGGACGGAGGTGTTTTCGATTGCGTCGTGGTCTGGAACAGAAACCCGTCAGGGCGCTTGGTCAGCGCTCCACGGAGCTCAACGAATATTTCCTTTGCGTTCGATCGTTTCGCGAAAACGTGTGTCTCGTCGATCATCGTGCCGCTGGCTTTCGATCCGGTGATAACGTCGGTATCGGCGGCCTTGATCTGCAGCGTGGCGCCAGAGCGCCGATGCGTCACCTTCCGGACGTGGTCTTGAATCTGAAACAGCTTATCGAGATCAGGGTCTAGCCGGATCGTGCCCTTCGCCTGCTTGAAGGCGATGGTCGCAATCTCGATCGTCGGGGCAATAAACAAGAACTCCGCTTCCGGCCTGCGGTTGACGATGGTTGCCGCAACCATCACAGCGCCGCCGTTTGAACTCTTGCTGTTCCCTTTCGGGATGAGTTCGAAGATCTCCTGGATCATCCGGACGTTGTTGACGGGGTCGTAAGACCCAAACAGCGCCGTCACGATCGGGAAGAACCATTCCCCGCACGCTTCGGCCATTGTAGGAGTGCCGATGACATCCGGCAGCTTTAGCCGCTTGAAGACCCGCAGCGCCTTCGCTGCCTCCGCCTTGAACAGCGGCAGTTCCGGAACCAGCGGTTGGCCGGACAGCAGCCTCGACTCCCAATCGGGGCAGGACAGGTCCCACGCATCCATCAGTTCGGCCGGCCGGTTATGCCCGTATCGAGATCGTCACCCCACCCCGACCCCTGGCCCGCCGTCTCCGCCGCGGCCTGGGCCTGCTCTTTCTTACCAGGGGCCGCGTCGTTCAGTTTCGCCAGCGCCGTTGCCAACTGATTCGAACTCTTGGTCCGCGTCTCGTGGTCGAGCGCCTTGAGCAGCCTCGCCTTGGTCGAACCATCCTTCTCGCCGTTGAAGTGATCCTCAACTAACTCGGACAGGACCGAGGCGTTTCGATTCAGAAACTCCAGTTCGTCCATCAGGGCCAGAATGATATTCCGGCCGCGGGCCGTGAGCTGCGTTACCGTCGCGGACGCGACCACCTTTGCGCGGGTCTCAACACCATCCGCTGTCGGTTCGCGGTCTGGTTTGCACTCAGGTTCGCGGGGTGGCGAGTTGGCGTCGGGGCGGGTCCAACCGCGCTTCTTGGCCTCTTTTCGAACCGCTGTATCAGAAACGCCGTGATGCTTCGCTAAAGCCCGTATCGAAACGGGTTTGTTGCAATATGCCTCACCAATCTGAATCCAGTTAGGAGAATTTCCTTCTCTTGTTCGCACTAGTTCGCACCTAACCCAAAATCCCCCTAGGAGGAAAAATTCTCTCGGTGGCTACCCATGCGGTTCCGCCCCCTCAGCGGCCTCAGACAATTAAACCGGCATCCCCTGACGATACCTTCCACGCGCCACAGCCCGCGCATAGTCCGCGGTGACGCCAAGCGCGACCGACATGCACTCAACCTCATCGGGGGACGCCGCCCTCAGTGCGACCACATCGGCGGACAGCAACTTGCGTGGTCCGACACGCTCACTGCGTCGTACGCTAACGTGCGTGCCGTGTCCAATCGCATCGGCGATATTCTCAGCCTGCGTACCCCACGTGCATGCTGGTCTTAAGCTTGCGCGGAATGCTCTCTCGGAAAGAGGTACTGGCCCTTAAGGGGCCAGTACCCGGAAAGACCAGATGACACCACCGGGCGTAACAAGGTAGCCGGGATAGCCGGGAACTTCTCGCATCTGAAACCTTAAGAGTTAACGCGCGCTGCGCGGGCTTGATTGGTTTTAGTTGAGTGATGCGAGCCGCACATGCACATGCCGTTCTCAACATCAAGCAGCGGACCACCGTCAGCCCGCTCTACCTTGTGGTCCGCAAACATCCGATCGCCCCGCGCCGCCGACGCCTCACACCGCCTGCCGTCCTCAACCCACTCGCACCGCCAACCCGCGCGCCTGCACACTTGAAGGCGCCAAGCCCTATGCTCTGGCGTTAATAGTTCGGCGTCTGCCTGCTTTGGCCTGGGCTTTGATGTTCGCGTATCGTGAACGGCGAGTCGTGGCCGGGATGTCCGGAGCGCCACCCTACGCCTTGCCCGCCAACAGCATCCCCATCGCCAACACCCGCGCCACAACGATCAGTGCGGCAAGGGCTAAGCCCGCGATCCCAACCCACAACCACGCGCCGTGGTACACGGCAGCAAGCATCAGTCCCGCTGCGATAATGGCAAACACAATAGCCGCAACGAACGGTGCGCTTTTCATGGTTGCCTCGAATTTAGATTGGAGCCCGCCGCTTTGATCCGCGTCCGGGCCACGCGATTAAGGCGTGACGCGGCGGGGTATTGGTTATGCGCCGTCGTGTGCAGGCGCGTTGTATTCCGCTGGCGCCGTATCTTCCGGGTCCGCGTGACGCTGCGTGAGGTCGGTAGTACCGACTTCATCCCGACTTGGTGCCGCTAGACCGAATCTCTCGCGGCGAATTCGTATCCGCGCCTTGCCGCCGTCCTTTGGTGCTGGTGTGGGGAATGCGAGAATGTCAGCCATTACGCGGCCTTTGGTTCGCTGTAGCGATGTTCGCCCTTATTGCGGGCCTTCATGCTATCGGCGTCATCGAGGACAGACGCGAACAACTGGTCTTCCGAGATTGCAACGAACGTCCGTCGCAATAGCGACTTCACGCTGATGTCGCGGATACGGGCACATGCCAGGATGTAGCGGCCGGTCTCTGAATGCTCGTCAAAGTCAACATAGATGCGCATCTAGCGCCGCTCACCCATGAACGCATCCGCGACCGCAATAGCGGTTAGACCAACGATAGCGAGCACGATGAAGTACCCTGCAATCCCAGCCATGATCGGGTTGACCTGTGGTATGTTGGGCTTGCGGAAGGGAATGATTTGCGCGGTCACATTGGATGCCCCAATGACGAAGCCGCCCGCCGCAGCGGGGGTGCTGGGCGGGCGTTTTCTTTACCTGAATTCGGATGATGCGACTCATGTCAAGAGAGCGACCGCAGCGCAAGCGGTATTTTACTTATTCACATTATTTGGAGCTCGCACTGTTTCGGGCCACTCCGATGGCGGCAATCTCCGCTTCTTGCCGTCTACAGTCTCGACAAAAGCGTTGCCGTAAAGCCAAATATCATTGGCGACGGCAAGCGACTCTTCGTGGCCCAACCCGCTTACAAGATCAGCAAACCAGGTCCGCTCGATGATCATGTGGCTACTACCCGCCGAAACGGCTTTAGCAATGCACTGCGTATCGGGTTGAGCGGTAACGTTCCCCAAAGACCAACGTTGTTGGTTGCGGTCGGCATCACCGGAATTACTCGGCCCCGATCTTCTTTCCGTTCATCCAGCCATGGCGTGACGGACGCAGAGGGCGGCAGGGCGATGTGATTTGCGAGGCTAAGTTTCCCCGACAGCATGAGCAGACCTTCCCACCACGCCACGTATTCGGCTCGGGCCGTAATGATTGATGTCGGCGACGGGTCCCATTGCAACAAACAATACGAGCCGAGGGAGTACCGATTCTTTCCCTCGCATGTGCCGGATATCTTGGGATGCGAGCCCGTTTCAGATTGCACCCGATACGGCATCGGCTGTTCATCTCGCCAATCTGGCCGCGTCCCCTGGATTGCGTGCATCGTCACCAGCGCCTTTGTTCGCAGCGCTCCTAGCATCAACATATCGCGCGGCCGGTCGTGCGCTTTGACGCGGCGCCCGTTCTTGCCCGTCCACTCCGCGGTCGTCGACTTACCTGGCTCGGTTGCCGATCGCCGCGAGAAGTCGTTGACAGAAACGAGCCCAGCAAGTTCGCCGGCAATGAACGGCAGGCTTTGGCCCCAATCGACCACGACGTCCTCAAGCTGCCCTACAGCGCGCTCAATCGCTTCCGCATCTGGATCAGGTAGCCCGAAATGCGCGTAACGCTGTGCGGCGCCGTGCCCATGATCGATTCCACCCTTTTGCCCGTAATCCTCGATACGATCCCAGATCCCTTCAGCCGCGGAAGTTTGGCGCTTGGAGAGTTCGTCCCGGTAAGCCCAGGTCAGTAATTTCTCAACGTCCATTTCAGTCTTGGGCACGTCCCGTATCCTTCAATTAAACCCTGTGATGCACGCTTGCGGCCGGATACGCGGGCCGCGAATTCTGACTAGATCGCGTTGAATTTCTCACCAGCTTTGGTCAGGTACTCCTCAATTTCAGCGATACGCTTGCGCGCGGCTGGTATCGCCAGCGCTAAAATTGCGGCGATCACCGTCTTGTCCTCGATGCTCATTTCGTGTCCCTCCGCCCAACCACTGTCGTGACGGAGGTCCTCTGCAGATGGAATTGTTACGCCGATGTAGGGCGGCGCGGAGAGTTGAGCCTCGCGGATAAATGTCGCCAACGCGCTGCGATCCATTTTCAACGTCATGTTTTTGAATTCTTCTGGCGTCATTTCCATCTCTCCCCTGTGATGCACTACGGGCGGGCGTGCGCGGCGCATCTTAGCGCGCCGACCATTGCTGCTGATGATTCCAGAAGATGCTCCAGCCGTCGCTGTTGGGCGACTACGACTGCGAGGAGTTCATCCCTTGACATCTCCGTGAGGCATTTACCCATCCAAAACATTTCTTCAGGTTTATGCTGCATCAATCTCTCTCCCTCTATTGCGAACTAGGCCGGTAACTTCAGGAATGCGACGCAGAGCAACACCACAACGGCGAACGGGACACCAGGGCGCGCGCCCGCATCGTTGGCGTTCCATCGATATAGGTGTGTCCACAGCGACGCGAACGATAGCGTTGCCGCTGCAATAATTAAGTATCCGCTCATCGTATCACCCATTCCTGAGATAACTGATATTCAATTTCCCGCTTCGCATTCCTGCGCCGAAGTTTCCGCCCCGCTTTCTTCGCGTCAACCTTCGCCGGCACCAAGCGCCCTTACCGCGTTTCGCGCCGTTGTGTTCCTTTCTTGCTCCAGCTTCGAGGGCCATCACATCCGCGCCTTAAACCATTTTCCATCTGCACGTAGCGTCAGCGCCCAATCCACACCTTCAGCGTCACAGTACATCTCAAGATCGCCGAGCATGTGCGCTACAAATGGCGGATCGGACTCCGCGGGTATTTCTACAGCGCGGACGTTTGGACCGGAAACGTAAACGCGCCTGTCGTCGATCGCGATGTAGCCGTTGGTTATATCAGCTTCCGTTAGCTCATGCCTGCGCACTCCGAATCCAAATTCCGGAAGTGCAGCGAACTCCTCAACTGTGCGAGGGCGTCCATCGTTTGCTGTTTCGTTCATGCGGCAGCCTCATCCGGTGCTGGAGGGGATTATTGATGGCGAAACGTTTCCGCCGGTTGGTAGTTTGTGCAGTTCGGTTATCCCATCCGCTGTGTCGTCAGGTTTCCACTCGCGCCATTTACGCTCGCCGGTAAAATCACCGCCTCCGATCATGCTGGCATCGATGTCGATCCGCAGGCTCAAACCCTCCAGCCGTTCAGTTCGGAGCTCATCGCCATCACAAACGATAAGTCCCGCTTCGTCGGTGACGGCCTTGATAATCCAGCCGGCGTCCCCGTCAGCCTCGATCACGTTTTTGAATTCCGCTCCGGTGTTGCGATCAACAATGCGCAGCCCGTTCGCTTCGGGGGTCACCCCAGCCTTTGCCCATCGTCTCGTCATGCGACCCTTTCCTCCCCCTCAGATGCAGGAGGGAGTTCGATTCGTTCGCCGAAGTCGTTGAACTCTTTTGGAAAGAGCGTCGGACAACGCGCCGCCCTTTCGTAGAGCGTTCCGTCCTTGGCGATCTGCTTGCACAGAAACAGTGGGCGATACCCTCGCTCGCGGTTGATGATGTTCCAGCAGTTATGCTCGAGCGTCCCTTCAACGACGATTGGCCAGGCGCTACGATCTTCGGCGGGCGCGGCGACGGCTGGCTCCGGTTCTGGTTTCCAATCTGGGTTTTTCTGCCGCTTGAAGTCCAACCAACGATCGCAGAATGCCTTGAAACTCATATCCGGGTTGTAGCTTGTGGCCTTCGAAGCCATGCTGAGCGCAATGAATTTACTCAATTCCGAATTGAGATCGGCTTTTTTCATCCCAAGCGAATATGCATATTCGACAGCGCGATCAGACGGTTCATAGCTTTCGTTAATCGGAATTGGTTTTTCTTCGGAAACCAATTTCAAATCAGCGCGAGTGTTACTCTCTCTTTTTTCAACTACAGTTCCAGATTCCTCCTCCCCTTCACCTCCTCCATCCTCCCTCTGCGGCTCACTTTCCCCAGCGGTACGGGACTGGTGGAGAACCACTAACGAACCATCCGGCTTTAACCCAGCGTAAGTGTAAAACTCGGATGGCATGGGATGGACGTATTTCGGCTTCTTTGGGCGTTGATATCGGCAGAAGTTCCGTACCACTCCGTAAGTCTTGGTCGATGTGAAGCGCTTTATAACGTCTGCTCGCTCGCATTCAGCCAAGAGTTCCGGAATGCTCACGGCGTCAACTGGCATCACCCGCATCTTAAGCGTGACCGGCTTCCACTCAAAGACGCCATGGTCGTCAGACTCCGTCCAGATGCCCAACAGCAGCACACGGGCCGGCATGGAGAGCGAAGCGAACGCCTCGTCTGTGAATAGACCGGGATGGATGCTGCGGATTCTGGCCATTACTGCCGCGCTTCCTTCGATCCAGCGGACCACCGCATGTGCAGGGTCGCCTCGCGCGGAAGCTTCAATAGCAGCGGGATTATTTCTTCAATCTTCTCGCTTGCGGCCTTGGTGATATCAGACTGTCCAAGATCGAAACCATCGCAAGCTAGCGCCAATGCTAAAGAATGGCACTCGCGCAGAGCAAAACGCGCTGTCTGCACCATAGCACAGAGGCCACCTATCGTTGCTTGGTTCTTGGCGTCATCACTCATGTTGAACAGCCACCTTCCCGGCCTTTAGTGCGTCTCTGAGGGGGTTGGATTGAGATGGGTGTCACCAGTCGTGCCCCTTTTCACCATCCTCTATGACCTGATAATTACGGCCGCCAAGATGCTTCAGGACCGGCTTTTTCGGCTCGTGCCAAATAGCCCTGTCACCTTCGAGGCGGCGACCTTGAAGGTTCCAGAGTGAAGCCGCTCGCCAGAATTGATGATTAGGACCGATTGAAGTTCGCTCGGCGCCCTTCTTGGTCAACGGCATTGGGCCGAAGCGCTCTCCGAATTCAAACTTTATAAGTTCGCCGCGGACCTCGATGTAATAATCACCTGAGCCGAAAACATCGATCATGATGCGCGACGTGCTGCCATCTGCGGCGGCTGGCCAATGTGTCGGCCTTTCGATTGAGAATTGTTTATCGTTCACGACTCCACCCTCTCAGTCTCTATGGCTTGGGTTGCTGCGATGAATTGCGCTGCGACTTGAGGAACGATAGCGTTTCCGTAGGCGCGCAACTTAGATGTTCGGCGTCGTATCCCATGACCCAGCGGGAATGATCCGGGTCCAACTGGCCTGGCTTTTCCGTCTGTGCAGTTGATCCATTCGGCGTCGCGCCAGAAGCCGTTAAGGATGCTTGCGCCGTCAGAGTATCCGCTACCCCGCGCGAATGGCGCATCCCCGAACTCTCCGAATCCTCCGCCCGCGGCGTGGCCCAATTCGCCAGCATGACTTGATCGTTCAATGAGGCGGCGTGAGTTTTTTCCGTGTATCTCGATGCCTGTCCGCAGCGATAGTCCTTCGCCTGCGGCGTCACCCAATTGCAAAGATCGACCGTCTTGCGCCCGCTGTCCGTGTTCCCCGCCTCGTTGTAACCCTTCTGCGCTGGCGTCCCCGCCATTGGTGTCGGCCATGACGCGAGTTGCGCAGCCACGTTGAAACTGTCCAACTCCGAGGATGGATTCCGACCGCGCCGGATGATATGCGCTCGCCACGCTTCCAAGGTGCGGTTCGTATCGTTCGCCAGTGGAGTCGGCCACGAACCACAATCGCTGTCTGATATGGGGCGCGCCGACGCCGCAAGCTGGCAATACGGCCGCCCCGCAGGCGTAGCCTTCGCCCTCCAGGTCAGCGCAAACAGCATCGAACCAGCCCCATCCAATCGCCGCCTCAACCTGCTCTCCAAAGACGATTGCAGGGCGCCGCTCTCGGATGAGAGGAAACCACGCAGGCCACAAGTGGCGTTGGTCATCGGCCGCCTTGCCCGCTCCGGCGGCTGAGAAGGGCTGGCAGGGACATGAGCCTGTCCAAACAGGTCGATCATCGTCCCAGCCGGCAAGTCGCAGGGCGACGCTCCAGCCGCCGATGCCGGCGAAGAAATGGGCCTGGGTGTATCCGCGCAAATCGTCGGGCTGAACGTCGACGACAGATCGCTCGTCAACGTCTCCGGGCGCGATAAGCCCAGCCGCAATGAGGTTTCGCAACCACTGTGCGGCGTAGGGGTCAATTTCGTTGTAATAGGCGCGCGCACTCAAGCCGCCCTCCCCACTTCAAGGGAGACCGCGTGGGACGTTTGTTTGATCGTGCCGTCAGGAAATATGAGCACTATCGCGCGTCCGAGTTTTCGCGCGTATCTGACGGTGTACCAAGTGCCGCCGCGCGGTTGCTCGTCATATTCGGCAGGCGTTGCGATAAGGGCGATAGTATTGCTGACGATATTGCGGTTTCGTTCCAGATATGGCGCTTCCGGGCGCATCAAGTGTCGCGGCACTTCGCGCCAGGCTCGCTTGGAATAGTTTGTTGGTGGGTGGATGATGATGCAATAGCCGCAATCATCAGCAATATCGTGCGCCTCGGAATCTGCTCCGACACAATCGCCGTGATGAAACTCGCCAGATGTGCCGCAAAGGAATATTCGCAAGGCACCCTTTTGTGCCGCGGTCATACCATCCTGCGTTCCCGTAAATCCGAAACGATAATCTCCAGCCATCAAGCCACCCTCCGCACATCTTCAAGGGAGACAGAAATACATGCGGGCGTGTTTCTGGATTCGATCTTGTCGAGTCCGTTCCAGAATTCAGTCCAATGCACGGGACCGGCGATATCGGTTTCGTGACGCATCACTTTTACGATCGGGCATTTCTTGCATGCGCGTTCGGTCTTGAAACCGAATCGCGTTGGTGGTCCCCATGAGTGGCGAGTCGAAGTCATGATGCTCGCCTTTCGTCGCGGAGATGTCGGCGCAGAACGTACAACTGCTTAAGTTGCGCGGACGCGTACTTTTCATCGCCGGGCATCGACAAAGGCCCAAGCGGCGGCGGTCTATCGTTCCGATCCTCAAATACCATCGCGATCTGCGCGTGTCGGATGTGGTCGAGTATCGAGCCGCGCCAGTCCTCAGGCGCTACACCTTCCGGTCTATCAATTCCCTTCATCGGCTTTAGTAGTTGTTCCAGATAATAAACCTTGCACGGCGTGCACATGAAATGCAGGCGGCCATTGGGAAATTGCTTTATCCATCGGCCGGGTGGCGTGAATATCGACCAGTCAGCCGCACGCTCGCAGGGACCGCCAGAGAACTCGCAACGTGGCCGCTCGGCACAATTACACAGGCTCATGCGAGGTTACCTCGCGCGCCCCAGCTATGGCGGGGTGAGGTGGTCATGCGGATTGCCCCTCGCGCTTTAGCCCTTCTAGGCGCTTCTCTAGATCGCGCAGGTACGCGGCCTCGCGCAGTAGGTCGCGTGCTTCCTTCTCTTTGCGTTCCGCGCGGCGGATGTTTTCGGTTCTGCCTGGTCTATCAGAGCAACCATACGGACGCGCAGCACATGCTTGCGAAGAGAGTCCTCGGCAACATCCTGTTGTGCTCATCGTCACGCCCTCGGAGCCGCTTCGATCATCGCTAAGTAAACGGCGCTGTAGCTATCGCTGGGGTGAATGTCGGCACTCTTTCCGGCCTGCCACATCGCCTCTGTCGCGCGATCAGGAACGAGCCGCAGTCCCTTCTTGACCAACTGATTAGCAACGAAGCTGCACGTTTCATGATCGGCACCGGCGGCCCATATGAACGCGGCGAGGTTTGCAGCCTCTTCATCTCTCGGCGAACCAAAGGGCAAAACAGCCGATTGCGCACCCTCTGCATTTCGATGCCTGAGTTTTATGAAAATGCTGGTGAGAATGGCGCTGCGCGTTGTTTCGGAAAGCCCCGGAGCGGAGTTTTTGAGGGTAATGATGATTGCGTCTCGCAGTTCTTCTAACTCTACAGTGACGGCTGTTCCGTCGCGGACGTAGAGACATTGGTATTCGGTCCCCAAAGCATCGGAAGCGTTGACCGCGTCCTCCTCCTTGGAGAAATAGCGCCAATCATTTTCACCTAGCGTTTGGCCGGCTGTGTCGGCATCGGCTCGCTGGATGCGGAATGCTACAGGGCGCTTGACCAGTACAGATCGCGACGCATTCTTCAGCGCGGCTAAGAGTTGATCGCGCTCGACAGAAACACGTTCAAGCCGGTCGACTAATCTTTGTCGGCATTCCAGACATTCCTTCCCGGGCTCAACTTTATGAGTGCAGCCGTACGGTTCGCCGTTCATGGCTCAAGCCTCCTCGTCGCAAGGGCAGCCTTGGCAGCGCTGGTCCGCTGGCGTGATGTCGCAGCGGCCTGCGCCATAAAAGAAGCAGTTGCGCCAAGTGACAGATTTCAGTCTGTAGAGTGTGACCCTTTCGAAGCCAAAGGCATCCAGAAATGCTTGCGACGGCTCGCGCGAGCCTTTCAACACCATCCCAACGAAATCGGTGGAAAGGCCGAACTCCCGCCCGATCTGATCGTGCGAAAGGCACCGATCACGGCAATAGATGCTCCAAATGTGCCAGCGCAAATGCTCGGCATCCACAAGCCCAACATAGTTAGTTGGCTCTGGCGAGAGGCGCTCTATTCGTCCGGCCCTAGTCCTCATTTAACCCTCCCGCCCGTTGCGGAGTGTGGCGCTTTCGGGTGTCGAAGCAAAATGGATGCGTTCCATCCTCAATGCGCGGTAGGTCGTTTTTTACAAAGTCATTCAGATCGACGGCCTTGACCAAATAGCCTAGCACCATGATCGCCGTCGCAATGGCGTGGTTCATATGGTAAATCTCGCCAACGCTGCGTTCCTCGCCAACCGCAACGTATTGATCGCCGCGCTTGATGTGCCAGCGCGACATATCGCCGTCGCAATCCTGTACTTGAATCGAAAAACACTTGTGCTTCGCGTCTGCGAATTCACTGTCTTGCGTCTCGCGATATTTCCAATTCAGTTCGATCACGACCCCACACCCTCCCGCTTCCGCGCCAACCGCCGTCCCCGTGCAATTAAATTCTCGGGCTTCGTCTTCGTCGATCATCAAAGTTCCGGCGACGGTCTCGACGCGTGACGACGGCGGGGAAAAGTCCGCAATCAGCGTCGCGATTTCAGCCTTGATGTCGCGCATGTTGGATTCGGTGGCGGGTTTGGTGATCGTGTTCATTTGCTATCGCTGTGTCGATCCGCGATTTCGACTATCTGGCTATGCTCTCTGTCGGTTATTTTTCGCACCGAAAAGTCGGACTCTAGAACAAGTTTCCCAATTTCGACGCGACTAAACATCGAGTCCGCCAGCGCTCCAGCTTGGCGAAGCGGCATGAATTTGGATTTGCCGTCTTCGGTCATAAGATAAAGGGGAAATTCATAAGCCATGAGTGTCCTCTCCGGCCGAAATGAGTTCGCGCGTCAGAATGTCAGCCGCTTCGCCCGACAGCGTGTGAGTGCTCGCTACAGCCCGCTCCCGCAGGGCCAGGAACACGTCTTCCTTGATGGTGACGCACAGCCGCACGGAGCCGGGAGCCACGCCAGCGCGCGTCCCTTGGCGACGGGCCGTGGTGTAGCTTTCATAGCCCATCGGAATTACCAAACGCGTCGTTTGTTTCGCGTGTGTAAAACGCGTCGTTTGTCTCATGCCCCAAAACAGCCGCAGCCCGCGCTATCTCGATTACTTCGGCGTCAGGAACTGCAGGCGCGAGCGACTCGGGCCCGAGCCTGACGGACTCGACGGCCGCGCGGTCTTTGGCTTCCTGCGCCCGTTCCCGGCGCGCTGCGATTTTTGCGGTTACTCCGGTCATGCGGATTTTGCCTCCGGTAAAGGCGAATGCTTTGGCTTCGCGGCCTGTTTGGTCCGGATGGCCTCAATCTTGGTCCAGCAACGGGCCAGTTCCCTTTCTCCCGCCGCCTCCATGTCCAGGTCATTTGGGAAGCACAGTGCGGCGACGGTGACCATGACGCCACCGAGCTCTTGCGCGGGCTCGCCTACGGGCCTGCCGAAGACGTAATCCACGAGCTGGTGAGCCTCGCTACAGGTGCAGCCGAGCGCTTGAACCAACTCCAGCGACTCTTCCAGGAAGCGGTGATTTCGCTCTTGGCGGTCCCGGCATACTTCCATGGAAAAGCAGGCCATAGCCCATTCGAGAACGCGCTGTTGAAACTTCATGGCGTGCCTCGCAGTCGCGAGATTTCGCGATCGATGTACCAGCGGGCCTTTTCTAGATCGACGACCGGGTCTTCGGACTTCAGCCCGACGCGCCAGATGTACTTCACAGCATTGCCGAGATTGAAGTTCATATGCTCCGTGACGGTGATGCACTCGACGCCTGACGGGTGCGCGTTGTAGTGCGCGGGATGGTTGACAGCTTCGCTCACGATGACGCTCCCATGAGATCGCAGAGCGCGCCGATCGGGCCTGATGGCGAACCGTCAGCGTTCCGCGTCAACGCATGCGCGATTGTCGCTAACGGCACGCCATACTGTAGCGCCAGACTAAGAAGCACCGCCGAATCGCGGGCTAGAGTTTCCGCCTGCATTCCCGTCTTGCCGCAGTTGATGAACACTTCCGAAATCGGCGCGGCGTTGTGCGCGCGGCCGATCCCCGCAATGTAGGGCAAGCCCCAATGCTCGAAACGGACCGTCTCGTGCATCCGCCGATTCGGAAGGGGTGTTCGCATCTATTCCGCCACCACCCTGTGACCGGCCGCCGCGCCGTTCGGTTTCTTCAGGACTCCGATTTTCTCCAGCGCATCGCGTGCGATTTCTGCGGCATCGCCGTCACCGTCTTTCGCGATCAGCTCCAATGCGCCGATCATCACTTTGATATTGCCGGCGCTCGCCTGGAATTCCCCCGTCGATGCTTTTACGTGAGCCGTGGTGACGCGGGATTTGCCTTCGCTGTTGGCCTGGCGTTTTGCTTTGGCGATGACTTCGCTTACTTCAGCGCCATGCTGGCGCACTCCCATGAGCGCGGTTGTCGCTGACAACTCGCCCTTGCGCACCATGTCCTGCACGTCTTGCGGTGCGGAGAGCAACGTCAGGTAATTTTCAACCGTCTGCTTCGAAGCCCAGCCGAGACGCTTTGCGATGTTCTCCGGCTCCCATCCGAATCCGGTGAGGCGCTTCACGACCGCGGCGATTTCCAGCGGCGTCAACGGCTCACCCGAATTCGACGTAATCAGGTCGGCGCAACGATCCGCTTCGCTTGTGCCTTTCGGCTCTGCGATGCACGGGATGGCGGCGATCTCCGCCCCGAGTTCATCGATAGCGATCAACGTCGCGGCGCGGCGCCGATGCCCGGCCACCACGAAAACATCATCGCCCTTAAGGCGGACAACGAGCGGCTGCTTCACACCTTCGCTGGCGATCGAGCGCGCAAGATCGAGCAGCTTCGCTTTCGCGTCCGGCGTTTCGAGGTCGCGAATGTTGTATCCGGGATCGACCTGGAGTTTGCGCGGGTCGATCTTGTAGAAGTCGCTCTTGGTTCCGATGTCACGAAGTTGCATCATCGACTCCCGAAATTGTTTTGGTGAATTTTCACGCCGCCACCCATTGATCGTGGCCGATGCTTTTGCCTGCTCCGAGCTGCAGCACCTTGCGGATTTGTTCCCGCCAGTAGGGCGAGCACTTCGCTTTAGGATGTCCCTGAAACACCCGGTACAGATCGGAGACGCGAACCGGCCCGCTCTGACGCTGTAGCCATTCGTTGATCGTCACGCGCCAGCTTTGATCATCCGGCAGCGGCATGACGAGAACGCCGCGCTGGAAAATCCGCGGTACGAATTCGCCGAAGTCGCGCGACTGAGCCGCAAGTACATCAGAATCAAATTCACCAAAGGCGCACAGAACGACGGGCGCTCCGCTGTTTGCCGACTTTCCGAAGTGCTTCGCGTTCGGGTTCTCAATCTTGCACGGCGTTCCATCTTCATTGCAGAAGATCACACGGCCTGAGAGGAAGAAGAGCGCAGACGCGCTATCCCAAATCGGCTTGAACCATTCAGTTTCCGTGCGGACGTGTAAAAGCAGAGTGCCGTGGTTGTGCTCGCACATCTTGCGCACAAACAATCCAACGCCGAAACGATTGAACGGCGGGTTCAACCAGGTGCGGCCGAACTCGCGCCAGTCCATCGTTAGTGTGTCTTGCTCTACCGTGATGTTGCGTTCGGTCCCGATGTTCCACGGACGGATTTTGCCCGTCGCTGCATCGGTCGGGAACGGCCCAAGCGGTTCGAACACATAACGCGGCGTGAACCGCGAGTCGTTCTTCCCGATCGACGTTTGATGCGATCCCATCGTCATTCTGCGGCCTCGGCGGATGAGTCGAGATCAGCGAAGAGCGAGCCGGGCTCAAACGGCAATTTGTCTTTGCCGAGTTGCTTGACCATGTGACGCGAGCCCTCTTCCTTACCCATGAAGGCGGCCTCGATGCGAGCGCGGGCGAGAGTCGCGTATTCGGGGTTGAGTTCGATCAGCGTGCATTCGCGGCCGAGCGTTGCCGAAACAAGAGCCGTGGTCCCCGCTCCGCCGAAAGGATCTAGAACGCGCGCGGGTTCTGGTTCGTGTTCTGGGCAATCGCACGACGGTGCGAAGCCAAGCGTTACGACATTACAAGCAACCGACCCGCGCTGCGGATTACTACCGATCATTCGCGAGTGTGATGGCGAGTGGCCCCTGATGGAATCGCTCTTCGGACGAAGGCTGACTTGCTCCCGCTCGGATACACGAGACCAGGGCGAGCCGCAGTACGGACAATTACCAGATTCCGACGTTCCGGCCTTTATCAGCGGCTCGATCAGTGCAATCGGGAACGTGGCGAAATGGGCCTCGCTGAATCCTTGGGGGTTGGCGTCGATCGCCAACGGCGTGCCGTCAGCGTCAGAGATAAGCCCGTGCGGAATTCCGATTGACGAAAAGAAAAGATCAGTATTTCGGAAGTTTCGATCATGAAGCACCTCGTTCGTGCTCCCATGAAACGAATGGTTGGCCTTGATATTCCTGCCATCCTCTACCGACTTCGGCCCAACCCCAGGCTTGCGGATAACGGCTTTCATTGTCCCGTTAGTTTTTTTGCCTCCACTTGCGCGGGTTGAACCGACTTGCGCGGCAACATTCTGTGCAACTCGTGAGTTCGTCGACGGCGATGCGGCTTTGCGGATTGAGCCCGCGTCGTACCAGTAGCGTTCGGACTTCGTGAGCATGGCAATTTGCTCAAGCGAATTCGCTGGCCGGTCAGTAATCGACTCAGGCATCCCGTTGCGCTTGACCCATGGCAGCTTAGAGCGAATCCACCACCCGTCATCCTGGAGCGCGATAAACAACCGCTCCGGAACCATGCAAAGGTCTTTGGCTTTGAGATAACCGCCCGAGGCAACACGTCCGTTCTGACTCGCCTGCCCCGCGGGACCCTTGTTCCCTGACGCGCCCCGGCGGTCACCCGCCTCGTAATCAGGAACGAAGATTGGGCCAACCGTTGAAAACGGCTTGTCGCGGAACGTGCGGTCATCATTGCCGGTCGCTTTTGTATCGGCCGCGCTGCGACCATTCGGAGCCGTGGCGTAGCAGTCGCCGTAATTGATCCAGCAAACGCCTGTAGGCTTAAGCGTCCGACGAACCTCCCGAAATACATCGACCATAACCGCTATGTGTTCAGCGAGCGTCGTCTCCATGCCGATTTGTGAATCGCAATAGATGGCCTCGCAGTTTGCGCAGTGCCCGCCGACAACCTTTGTCAAGTTCGCGTAGGTGGTGCCGTTCTTACCGGGATTGCCCGGACCCTTGACGCCATTAGCCCAAGGCGTGCGCTCAGTCCCGACGCGCTTATGCTCACAATCGGGATTGCCGCCTTCCCATTTTCCGGTTCCGTAATTTCTCAAACCCCAATAAGGCGGACTCGTCACCACACAATCAAAATGATCGTCCGGCAAAGTCTTGAGCATTGCTCGCACGTCGCCGAGAAGCATCGTAACGCGACCGTCAAGAAACGTGGTTCGGAAGTCACCGCTCACCCGCCGCCTCCCGACGCTTCGATTCTGGCTTCCATTAAATAGCCACGGCCTCGGATATTCTGGATATCGAAACGGCGCTCAAGCTTCCGCCGAAGATTGGAAATCAAAACCTTTCGAGTATTGGAGTCGGCGTGGATAAGGCGACTTGGGCAATAGTTTTCGGACTCCTTCAGGAGAAGGAAAGTCCGCGCCTCGCCCGGCGTAAGGCTAAACTCTCGCGACGCTTTCCATTCCAGATCGTTCATTGCGTGGCGGCCGGATGACGTACTGCGATGGTTGGGGGTGCTCATGCGGGCACCGATCTATGAATCGCAGAAGCACGCTCCGAGATGTGACGGAAGCTGAGCGCCATCGCATGAATGGCTTGCTTTCGTTCTTTAGTAAGACCCCCGACGACACCAACAGTTTTTGTGCGGGTTATCTCAGCCCAAGGAATGCAAGAGTCGATGGACCGAGCAACGCGGACACCTTCGATAAGAGTTCGCCCGAATACGCCGGGCATACCCATGCCAGTTCCGACGTGCGAAAGCTTCCACTCGCGATCTTCGCGGACCAGCGCAATTGCTCCCACGAGATAGCAAGCCGTCGATTCATAGCGGGGAGGTTTATCCATCGCCATTTCAAACGAGCCGCGCTTCGCGTAGCGCTTGATGTACTCTTTGTCTGCGGTGCTCATGCCCGCACCAATTCAGGAAAGCCGTTATGCTCGATGCCATCGAGCAGCCGTCCCGCCTTAGCCTTGCCGATCGGATACATTGATGTCAGGTGCGCTTTGTCGTGCCCCGCGCGCACTGCCTCGCCGTATCGCGGGCCATCGGGATACGCGATGTCTGGCGAGAAATAGACCGTGCCATCATTCGCTACGGCATGCGGGACGACCTCTGGATAATCCGGATGCGTCGGAGACCATCGTCCCCATTGCTTGAAGAAATGCTTGACGCCAGCAGCGTCGCACTGATCGCGCAGAGACCGCGCCCAATCCGGATGCATCGGGCGCGCATCAGGACCGCTCTCGCCTCCAACGATCACCCAATCGAGTTTCCTGCGCTCGCTAACCGGCGGCGACGGGCCGTTGATATCCCAATCACCCGTATAGGCGACGCCGCTTTCGCAGTACCTGCCTTGCAAGGCGTTGATGTGGATGCCAGCGCGGACGCTTCCCGATTTCTGTGGCAATATGCAAAGATGACTTAGATCGATCGGTCCAAGTAGCGGCTCGGCCGAAATGAAGCGCACGGCCGCCGGCGTATCCAGTAGAGGGCGAATCCGCTCGTCGGCTTCCTGCTGGCGCTCGGTCGAGACGCCGAGCCAAACGTTGGGAAGGGGCCACTGGCGCATGAAGCCATCGCCGCCCGGGTAATGCGTGTCTTGCCAAGCGCAAGCTTCATTAAGTGCGCGGGCTGGCGCTTTCGGCATGATGTCGCACATGGCCGAGTGCGCTCTAACTTGTGCGCTCGGCGTATCGCTACGCGATCCGTCATCGGCAATCGTTATAAATCTGCCGGGCGCGTGCGGCTTGGTCATATAATCCCGCATCCGCGCCGCGCGTTTCGTTAGCACCTGGAACGTATGCTGCGGGCACAGCGCCATGACGGCGAAGATGCGATCAATCCATTCGTCCGGTACATTCTCATGGAAAAGATCGGACATTGAGTTGACGAAATAGACCGTCGGCACTTTGCGCTTGAGGGGCGCGAGCAAAACATGCTCAGCGGCTCGTCGCACGGTCCCGTTGAACACTGGACCTGCCTTAGACGACGTCGTTAGCCCCGCATAGAGCGCCTGCCCCATCGCCTCCAGCCTTGCCGCCATCGGCATCGCGTAGCAGTGCTTGCAACCAGTTGACTTCACGCTGCAACCCGCGATCGGATTCCAGGTGTGTCCCGTCCATTCGATATTGGACTTTCCAGCCATCAACTAAATCCAGTCCAAGAGTGAGGTAGTGGAGTGCATCAGAGTGAGGCCCCCGCAGTGTTACGGACGGCTTGCGCGAGAAACGCCCGCAGCTCACCTTTGGTCATTTCGATTTTGATTGGGTGCAGCTTGCGAAGTTCTGGCAGCGTCAGTCCGGAACGCGAAAGGGCCGGCTCTGGCGATTCGGGTTGACAGAACGCCTGTTTCCGGTGCGCGATTTTCGCCTCTTTGTTTCGCGTCTTCTTGCGTGCTGCGCGCCTGGCCGCCTGCACTCTGGCGCTCTCATCGTATCTCGCCTGTTCTGCTGGCGAGTATTTGATGATTGCGATTCCATTCCGCGCCGCGACGTTGATAACGCCAGCCTGCGTGAAACCAAGCTCAATCCCGATGTCAGCCGCGAACATTCCAGTAGGAGCGAGCGCGCGAAGCAGTGCGATTTTTTCTTCGGTCCAGCGATTCTTCATGCGGCCACCGCGCCTCTTTCAATCGCCTTCGCCCACCTCGGATCGTTGTGCCCGCCGCCGCGATGAACGCCGATCTCGCGCCCGCGCTTGCCTTTGTGTCCAGCGGCCTTTGCGTATTTCGAAACCGACTTCGGCGAGATGCCGTATCGAATCGCGATCGGAGACGCCGCCGTGAACCCTTGCGTCAAATAGACATGCAGAAGGTGGCGCTTCTGCTCGAATGTGAGCCGCGTGCCTTTCATGTTCTGACCCTCTCGGCAATCGAGGCTTTGATTTTATCAATCTCGGCTGCAAGGGCCGGGTCGCGCTCAGCAAGCGCGCTGATCTTCCGGACGGCATGCAGCGCAGTGGTGTGGTCACGGCCTCCGAACAATCGACCGATCTCCGGTAACGACTTTCCGATCATTGTTTTCGATAAACACATCGCGACCTGTCGCGGACGCACCATATTTGCGGTTCTGCGCGGCCCCGTAATATCAGCGCGCTTGACGCGATAATGACCAGCGCAAACGGCCTGGATATCTTTGACCTGGATCGCGCGACTTGGCCTGATCGCCCTCATCGCGTCGTCGACAAGATCATCGAACCACATCCGATAAATGAATACCGGCTTCGGTGCCGTTACCGTGTATGGCCTGATTTTCGGAACGCCGAACGGTGCGTTTGGAATGGTAAAGGATAGAGCGCGCGGGAAGCCTTCAGAGACCGCCCTTGCCGCTATAGCCGCGCGGCGCTTGTTGTGAGCTGCGTTCGCTGATATTTGCGCAGCGGTCACGCCAGCATACGGGTCATGAATTGCAGAACTATGCATGGTCCCTGCCCTTGTGGTTTGAACTCCCCCAACGCAAACGATGGGATATCGTGCGTGTGATGCGGGGGTGGATTTACGAAACGAGACGCGGTTACGAAACGCGCTTTGGATTTCAGCCCACGCCTTTGGTGCGCGAAAGCTGATCTAGAACTTGCTTGTTGCCGTGCTCGATATTTTGCGCGACTACTTCCATCGCGTGTTTTGGTGTAACGGTTCGCTGATCTTGAAGCGCGACCAGTTTGCCGAGCATGTTCGCGCCGACCGCTAGAAGCTCAAGCGCAGTGAGTTTGCTCGCATGCTTGTTGACGAGCTGACACATGTCTTGATAGGCGACTTCGTGTTCTGGCTTCGCCAGGTGCAGGCTCATGTGCCGACCCGATCATTGGTGCCGTCCCAAACGAATTCGCCCTTGGCGCCGACCGGCAGATATTTTCCGCAGCCGCAACAGAACGTGCTGCCGTAGTAGCCGGGGTTTGCGGCGTAGGTCTCGGCGATCGGGCGCGGCATTGAGGTGACGGTGCCGCAGCCCTTGTCGATCCTGTCGAGATCGGCCTGCAACCAAACCCGTCCGTTTCCGTGACTGCCTGCAGGATAGGCCTCAAACTTGATAACACCACAATCGTCACCCCAAAGCCTCTTTTGCTCCGGCGTCAAATCGCTCAACGGATACTTCGGTCCAGCGAGGCCTACATGCCGGTACTTCAATCGAATTGGACGCTTGAACCCAGCCTGAATAATTTCTGTCGGGCACATAACCCAGTGGTCCGCCTTCTGCCCGTCCGGGCGCGTTACGCTAGTTGGCGTCGGCGCGTCGTTTGGGTTGACGGGCATCTCGCCCGAAGCGGTACAGCGCGGAATTTCAGTCTTGAGGGCTTCCGTCATCGGTGCCGTCCCTTGGACGGGGCAGCCACCATGCGACCCTTATTGCCAGCGATGGAGTGAAGCGCATCAGAGCGCGCCCGAGCCGGTCCCGGACCGAGAATAGCCAAGGTCTGGGTACGCCGGATTTCAGTTTCGAGCGCATCAACCACATCCTCGCGTTTCCGGATCGCTTTGTCGGTTCGGCGGCGTACAGCTTCGCAAAGCCGTTCGGCGTCGGCAAGGTCCATGAGCGGTTCGCAAACAGCCCACCAGTCCGGGACGCGATATCCCGGCCGCTGCGCCGCGGCTTCCATGATCGCGGTCAGGACCTTGAAGCCATGGTCCGAGCCGAGCAATTCGCCGACTTCGTCGAGCGAAAATTCCCGCTCGCCAAGGATGCGATTCTTGGCGGTCTTCCACGTCATGCGCAGCCACGCTTGCAGCGTCTTGATCGTGTCTTGCGGATAAATGTCTTTTATTTTCGCGACGATAGCGGCGTTGATGGCCCCGTTTTGAGGCCACGATGGCCCCAAGTTGTGCCCGGACAGATTTGCAATTGAGTCCATCGTCCCTGACATTCGCGTCATGACCTATGCCCCTCGGGTTTCAGATTTGGAATTTTCGGCCGAAGCCGTGTCGCTGGCTGCGACGACGCGCAACGTCTGCGAATTCCTGCGCTCAAGAATCCAGCCGGCTTCAAGTCCCGACACCAAGGCGTCAGTTTCCAAATCGAAACCGCACGCGCCAGGATCGGCGGAAGAAAAAACGGCGTCCTGCCTTAAGGGCGCCAGTTTGCTTGATGCGTCAGGGGGAAACTGGTTGACTGACGCAGAGTCGGATTCAACGAGCGTGTTTTCTTGCGCCGGCACACCGCTCAGGCCGACTCGTACACCATGGGCGTCAGGTCGCGCGACGTTGTCCCCAGGTCGGCAAGATGAATTAGGTGCGGCACTCTCTCCGCCCGTCACCCCCCGTAGGTGGCATTGCCTGGGGTTGGCAGCATCAGGACCTACTCCCGATTCACGAAAGGTCTGTAGCAACGGCGCGGGGCGACAACCGCCACATGCGCAGTCCGCGCTTGACCGCATCGGCGCCGCCGATGGTATGGAAGCTGATAGCCTCGGTTTCGAGTTTGGACCATCGGAGCCGGGGCTTGCTAGGAGGCGGGTTGACGCCGTCGGCGTTCTTAAATCCGGCCCAATAAGTTTTCGGGCCGTATCCGCCGCGCCTGATGACGTAAGGCAAGGGCGATCTCCTTTTATGATGTCGGAAGATCTTCCGAGCGGCGCCAGCAACCAGGCCAGCGCTTCCCGGGGTTTTGAAGGAGTCGCGACGACCGACACGAGAGGGGCAGCCGCGGGGAGCGGTCCCGTATCGATCGTCGCATTCGCGCCCTGGGGCGTGGACGCAACTGAATTCGAAATGGCGAAGCACGCCGAGCACAAATCTCCACCCCTGAGGCGGAAAAACGCCGGATCGCTTTGGCAGCGCGCACACAGCGGGGGCGTACAGGATGCTCGCTGCGCGTCGTCGTTGGCGGGCCTCGCGGCACCGCATCCATCGCACAAAACGGTTCCGCCCGGTCCTTCGCGAGTAGCGGGCATCTCACCGCAATTGTCGCAGGCGGCGCGGGTGTGCAGTGCGGTTGCGCCGATCATGCTGACGCTCCGACTTTTAAATGCCGATTATCGAATTGATCGGATGACGGATCAGCGCCATGGGTGAAGCTGATTTCGGATTTGCGTTCGACTATCGGTCGGGAAGCGCATAGCAAACCGGAGCTGGAAATGACGGACATAACGATTTTCCCCATCATCGAATGGGAAACACAAACGACGCCAGCCGGGTACGGCATATTGAACATTAAGATTCTCCCCGTAGTGCTTCCGGCAGTTGAGCCGCCAAAGACGGAAAGAAACCGACAACTTCATCGATTCGGAATTGCCGCCGAGCAATGCGAGTTGCTTGCGCAAGACATGCTGGAGTTGGCTGCGCGACTTCGTGAGAAGCGAAAGTCCGCGAACTGATGATCGCGCAATCGGAAGCGGAATTGAGGGCGCGGTTCATGACGCCGCCCGATCTAGTGCTGGTTCGGGGGTGGGCTGAGGTCGGCACGCAAGGGTGACGCCGGTTTTTTCCGAGATGGATGTTAAATGTTTACGGTTAGGAACATGGTGGCCGCACTCCCAGCCAGAAAGAGTATTCAGCGAAACTCCGAGGTGCCGCGCTGCGCTGGGTTGCGTCAAATTGAGCGAATTACGCCAAACCTCCAGCGGATGCTGCGGTCTTCGTTGCCGTACAGGAACATTCTGCATGGACGCGACGAATTGTTCGACTCGCGCAATTGTTTGGGGGCCAGGTATGCTACCGGCGCGAAGTTTTTCAACGAAATGAGGATCATTCAAAGCGGCGCGGCCCAATCCGCTGGCAGTCATTCCCCTGTTTCTCAGACAACTTTCGACGCGCTCGATAAATCCGTCAGCCAATCCTTGCGAGGCACCGTGCCGGTTAACCCAATAGTCCCTCATATTTTCGATGCCGGTCGCGATGTAGACGTTATCGACCGAATAGGGACCGGTATCGTTCAAGCGACACATGCAATAGCCGCCGCCTCTCCCCCGCTCGTCCCAATGCCCAGACTGTTCCCAGACTTTCCACCATTGCCAGAGATTGAAATCCCAGCCGATACCGCGTTCTTTTTCGTTCCGTCGCTGGTTCCAGTAAGCCCGTGTTGGCTTGCCCGGATGCTTCAAAATACGCTTGTATTCAGCGTAGCTGCATCCCCACAGTTTGAACGATCGCGCGTTGTGTTGCGCGTCGAGCACGTCGCGCCAGCGCTTGACGGACAGGCTCATGCCTCCATCGGGCGCGCGAATCCCATAGTGCTTTGTGAGAATTTGGCGGACGCGCTCGCGGGATATCTTGTATTTCCGGCCGATTACCGTGAGCGTTTTACCGTCGAGGTACATCGCTCGCATCGCATGGCTACGAGCGTCCGGACCCTTAAACAATCCGGGCGGGCGGCCACGGGGCCGGGGCATTGTGCTAGGGGCGGATGCCAGATTCATGCTGCGCCCTGCTCTGCATGCGCCGGAACCGCGCCAGCCAAGTCTGGACAGGCATCTAAAGCGGACACGGCACCAGGAGCCGCGCGGGAAAGGCGGACAGCCCACGTCGGGTCAATCTCTATTTCGCCGAGGAGCAGCTTGCTTACGGTCTGCTGAGCGCAGCCGAGCTTTTCCGCAAGGAGTGCCTGCTTCCCGCCACAGGCATCGATCGCTGCTTTGACGTGCGGATTAAGTTTGGCGGGAGCGTCCATGGAAATAGCACATAACCCAATTTCGGGTACCCGTCAATACCCGCAAAGGGATAACCCTTTCGTACCCATAATCGGGTACAGAATGGGAATGGACGCGAAAGAGGTTGGCATTCGGATTCGGAATGCGCGCGAGCTCAAGGGGCTCTCGCAAGAGGAAGTCGCCGAAACCGTTGGCGGCGGACAATCCACCATTGGCCGGATCGAAAACGGCGACTTTAAGCGCATGCCATCGGTGTTGCCGGCCATCGCGCGGCTGCTCGACCTGCCGATGGATGAACTGGACCCGGATTTGGCCGGAATAGCGCCGCCAGCGCCCGGCACACTCATCCCAGGTGCCAAACTGCTCGGCCGCAACGATTGGCCCGTGCATGCCTCAGCCGAAGGCGGGCCCGGCCAGATCATCATCACCACGGATCCAATAGAATTCGCCCCGCGACCGGGCATCGTCGAGACGGTCCGCGAATCCTACGGCCTGATCATCACCGGGACATCAATGTTTCCGGAGTTTAGGCACGGCGAGACGGCGATCGTGAACCCCCTACTCCCGCCGCAGCCCGGCGAAGTGCACGTTTTCTATGCCGAGCGCGAAGGCTCTGCGCGCGCCCAGATCAAAGAATTGCGCCGGCAGACAGCCGAGCAATGGCTGGTTTCTCAGCACAACCCGCCCGATGGTGCAAAGAAAGATTTCACTTTGCTGCGCAGGGAATGGCAATGGGCGCATCGAGTGTTGGGTAAATATTCGAGGAGGTAGCGAGATGAAAGTTACTACTGCGGTTATTGGACTTTTATTGCTATGGTCAACGCAAGCTTACGCTGTTGCAGATGCGCGACCGAGGAGTTCGCCGGCAAAGGGCACAAAGGATTGCGTGATCGCGCAGTCAACGAGTGAGCACTTAACAAAGCGACACGAGGACGCTGTAGCTAAGGCCCGCGTTCATTTCTACATGCAAACCTCCAGCTATTTAAAATTCAGCGTACAGAAATCCGGGTCAGTCAATGTCAGCATCGCTGAGGATACCTACCCTGGCTCAAAATTCTATTTCATGATCGACGGCAAGCGCTATTCTGGGGAGGCGCGCTATCAACTACCGCTCGACGCGGCGGCGCTCGCTGCTCTGAAGGCGGATAAGTTGATCCAATTCACGTACACCGATTGGCCTCACCGCACCGAGATCAGTCGCGACGACATTTTTTCTGAATTCACAAAAGCATATGACGAGTGCCGCAAATTTTTAGCCAAGCCCGGCACCTAGCCTCACGCCTCATCGCCGGGGATCACGCGATGAACCTGCGTGACCAGATAACCCTTGGGCTCGCCGTCAACCATCTGAACGTCAACGTCTACAACGAACGTGGTATCAGTCAGCGGATTCGTTTGGCCGCGAACCATCTGGTCTTTTAGGTCCGCGTCTTTTTGAAAATATACTGGCAAGGGTTTTGCAGAAACGGCTGGCACTATGGCCTTATCGGCAGTGCGGCCTTCCGATTTTCCAGCAGCCCGACTCGCTTGCTGGAAAAACAACATCACCTCAGAAAATGGCTTCACTGCGGGACTTTTGTTAACGGGCGGAAGAAGCATCGGCGTGGCCAACTCTGCATCGATCGTCAGCGCTGCCCGATTGAGTTCGGTTTCTTCGAAACTATATTCAATGACCGTTTCTTTCTTGCCATCTCTGTGCTCATAGCGCGCGTGCGAGATTTGTAATCCGGCGCCTCGGCGTCCGGTCAATGGCCGGATGAACTCTCGGATATCTTGAGCATCGTCGCGTGACGGCTTTCCAACATCGGGATCGCCCTCGCCCGAGTAGGCTCGAATCACCTTTGCTATACGCTTCGTAAAGTCCGCGATCACCATCGCCTGTTGCATGAACGGGACGGCGTGCCCCATCATGACGATGTAGGGCACGATCTCGGCTACAATGCTGCCGTTTTCCAATCTCGAAATAAACAATCGGGGCGCGGCGTCCGGCTCTGTTGCGGGACCGTGGTAGTGGCGCCCGTAATACCGCGCCAGCGCCGCAAAACTGGCCCCTAAGCCCTCCAAATCGATCGGCCCGCCTGGATCAAGCCGAATGATCATCCGGTCCTCGCTGTCTTCCAAATCAGTCGGAACCGGGCTCGCCATGGGTTGACCTTACACGTCGGGACAACCACGGGGAACTCCTGCGGGCCGCACCGTGCGACCCCGCAGAGCAGTTTAACACGCGCCCAAACTTTTTACCCGAATTCAATTGACACGGGTACCCGCATTCGGGTATAGCTACTTCCCACACACCATCCCAATACCCCGACTGAGACAGGGGGTGGTGATTTTGGGGAGAAGCGACGTTGGGATCAGCTTTAGCAACGCAGAGCGGAACAGGGGTTGCCCTGACCGCGCTTATTGATCGCGCTTCAAGCGCCCTTGCCGGCGCCCGTACCGCTGCGGAAATTCTCGAAGCCCGCGACATGGCGTCTGTCGCCTATGACGCCGCAAAGAAGGCGGCGCGCTTTAGCAAAGCGAAGGATGCAGCGGACGACCTGATCAGGACCGCGTATCGCGTCCAGGCCGACGCCCTTGACATTGAAGCGGGCGCAAAGCGCCGGCTCGCTGACGAATATGATGCCGCACAAGCGCGTGGCGAAGTCGTTGGAGCGACGGCCGGTGCAAAAAAACGAATTCCAGAAGAGAATTCGATTTCGCCAGCGACCGTTAAAGAGATCGGGCTTACGAGCAAAGATATTCACGAAGCTCGCCTCATCCGCGATGCTGAAGCTGAAACGCCCGGCATTGTACGGCAAGCGCTCGACGCGATTCTCAAGTGTGGCGAAGAGCCGACGAAAGCGAAAGTCCGCCGCACCATTCTTAAGGCGCCGAAGCACAAGAAGCGCACGCGAGGTCCGCGTTTCGTCGCCCCCAAAGAAACACAGCATGATCGTGATTTGCGGGCGCTGCTAGGCGTTTGGGAAAGCGCCTGCGAAAGCGCGCGAGAAGAATTCTTCAGAACCGTAACGGAGAAAATGAATGGGTAAAGTCATCTCGATCAACGGCGCTCGTGAGGCTCCAAAGGCCCAGCAGAGCAAAATGGATACGCTGATTCTCGATCAGGGCATGGTCAATCAATGGCGCGTCCCTCCGTTCCAGCGCCCGTTGCGCGTGAACGAAAAGGTTCGCGCCGTAACCGAGCAGATGAAACTTTCCAAAAGCATCGAAGGCGTAATCACGCTCGGTGGACTCAATAGCGACCAGAACCTTTACATTGTGGACGGTCAGCATCGCGTCGAAGCGTTCAAGCTTTCAGGCTTAGCCGAAGTGATTGCAGATGTCCGGGTGTGCTCCTTCGGCAGCATGTCGGAAATGGCAGATGAGTTCGTGCGACTAAATTCCAGTTTGGTCCGAATGAGGCCAGACGACATTCTGCGCGGGCTTGAAAGTTCTACGCCAGCCTTGATCGCCATTCGCAAGAGTTGTGAGTTCGTTGGATACGACCAAATACGGCGAGGCAAATCGAGCCCGATCGTTAGCATGTCCGCGCTCTTGCGTTCCTGGAACGCCGCCTCCGGCGAAACTCCAACTGCGGGAGGTGGCGGTTCGGCATCTGCGCTTGCAAAATCGATCGATCAGGGATCGCAACAGAACCTCATTTTATTTTTGGCGACGGCTAACGCCGCATGGGGTCGCGACTCCGAATATCACCGCCTGTGGGGAAACCTTAATTTGGCGGTCTGCATGTGGATGTGGAATCGCCTCGTAATCGATCGGGATCGTAGTGGCACTAAGCGCTACGCCGTCCTGACCGTAGCCGAGTTCAAAAAAGCCCTGATGTCGGTTTCCGCCGATAGCGACTATTTATCGTGGCTGCCTGGGCGCAATCTTTCGGATCGAGACCGCAGCCCTTGTTACTCACGGCTGAAATCAATCTTTCAACGGCGCCTGCAAGAGGAGATGAAGGGCAAAAAGTGTCTGCTTCCGACGCCTGCTTGGGCCTCGAAGTAAGAGGCCGCATAACCATGCCCCACCTTCACGAATCCAGCGTGCGCGAAGCTAAGCGAGATTCCGCATGGGCGGAATTCTGCGAACGCGTCGAGTTGGCGAGCGACCGCCAATTTGCCAGCGCCGAGGATTTCGCCTGCGCATACATCGCTTTTTGCAAAGGCCGAACGACTTCTGACTATGCGCTTGAAGTGGTGGCGCGGGCTGGGGAGTTTTTGTGATGTTGATGCAAGCCGCGCCCAACAACTATACGCCGTCGCCCCTGCAGGATTTCAAGGCCGAGACGAAGCACGGCACGACCGCAGCCGACGCGTTGGCGTTCGTAAAACTTGCGAAGCGTATTTATGTCGCAGTGCCGTTCGCCGGACCCAACCACGATTGGGATTATTTCGCCGTCTCGAAAAAAGAGACGCTGAGTAAACTATCCGCCCTCAAGTCGGATGAGCGCTTCACGTCGCTCTGCAAGGAATACAGCCACCGCGGCAATGCGAGATGGGTCACGGTGTGGCTTGGCAGCACTTACAGCGACGAACCTGCGCCTGCCGAAAAGGCGGTGCCGTGATGCCCGTCGTCAGGATCGATGCGCTCTGTCAATGCGAAGGTTGCGGCAAGAGGTTTGGGATCGAAGTCGATATCGGGCGCGACCTGAACAACAAAGAATTCCCCGACTTCGAGTCACTCGTTCGCGAGGAAGTCCGCAACGGACTGAGCCCCGGCTATGTGTGGGCAGTCCGCGGCAAGACTACCGTTGACCGGTTTAGCCTATCGTATTCGGTCACCATCCAAGCTGATCTTTTGCTTTGCGATGTTTGCAGCAAGAAATGCGACGACCTCCCGATTGAAGCAAATCTGACGCGCGAACAAGTCAATGAAGCGCTCGGGTTGGCTGAGGAGGTCGAGTGATGAATGCCGACCTGCTTGCCATTCACTCTGCGCTAGATGCGGCGCTTGGCGATACCGACATTTCGCATATCGAAAGCGATGAAGAGCTTCGCCAAGACGTGCCAGTGCAGTGGGCCGCTCAAAAGCTGATGCAGTTCATGCAGCAAGCGCCGAAGGTTGACGACGCGGCACTTGCGACTGCAATTAAGAAAATCCGCAAGCTTCGTCTCATTGACCATGTTGCGATCAAGGATTCACCACCGCCAGCAATCACGTTTCTTGCCATCATGAAAAAGGGACTCGACGGCGCTTACGATGACGAAGCGCTCGAATACATCTTTCGGCGTTTCGTGAAATATTATGCGGAGGCGCAAATCTGATGCCCCGCTTCGCCCTCACCTTCGAATACCCTGATCGCCTTGGCGCAAAAACCACGGGATCGCAAACCGTCACGCGCGACACGTTAGAGGAAGCGGTCGAGTACATCGTCACGCAACGTCCCGGACTCGCGTCGATTCACATCCGCACATGCAACGGGGAAGTTGTTGAGCGGGAGTTTACGTTCGGCCCGAGCGAGAGGGTGGCGTGATGGATTTTCCTTTGTCCACAGTCCGCAAGGTGACGCTGTGTTGGGTGAAGTCGCCGCCGACATCGTTCCTCGTATCGGAATCCGACGTAGCCACTTTCATTGAGGCCACAAAGCGACTCCACTGGAAGCCCGGCCGCAACCCGCATAACGGCGAAGGGTGCTCAAAGGTTTGGCAAATCACCGTCGCCAAAATGGAATTGCGCGGACCGTTTTGGTGGACCGTTCCTAATCTACAGAACAACGACGACCCGCGAGGCGCGCGGATTATAGATGGCGGAATTGGGAAGGTCGTTTGGACTGACCAAGAGCATGTCAACCGCTTGCGCGCCGAAGAGGCTGAGGCGGAAGCCGAGCATTACCGCGAGCTAGAACGCAAAGCGCGGGAGTCGGCATGATGTACACCGAAGCCGAGGCGAAAACGAAGTGGTGTCCGCTATCCCGCGCGATAGTCTGGAATGACGGCGAGACGTTACTTGCCGCTGGAGCCAATCTGAAGCCAAACGGCGAGCCTGCATCAATGTGCATCGCATCCGCATGCATGGCGTGGCGGGTCTTTAGTAAGAAAGTTGCCGCTGTTGTTGAGGAAAGAGAACTCGCACAGCCCTCCGGTCCCGTTGGCGAGGGCTGGACCATCAAATCGTCTGGCGTAGACGAGCCTGAAGAAGGTCACGCGGCCTACGCTTGGAACATTTGGTCGCGAGAAACCAAACCTGCGCAGCCGGAACTTGGATTCTGCGGCGCATTCGGACCCGCCAAGGCCGGTGCAGCATGACCGCAGCCCGCGCCCGCATGTCAGACGAAGAGTTTCGCGCCGATCTCGACGTGAGGCGGGACGCCGTTGATGCGGTTGCGGCTGACATCGTTGCAGCCCAACACACGCCTGTAACCTTCTACGGCCGGCGGCGATACGAGACAATCGTTCTCGCCCTGGTGACGGTCCCGAGTCGTGAAACACCCCGGTCAATTTGGGCGTCGTGCGATGGTGACGATTCGAAGGCCGTCTGCATTCCAAAATCACAAATCAAGATTGTCCAACGCGAAGGTGATCGCTTCATTCTCACGACCATGAAGGCCTGGATTGCAATCGACCGGCACATGGCGCAGGCGAACATTCCGGGCCTGACGAAAGCGGTGAAGTGGACCGACGAAGAGCGCGCGGCATGGAAGCTCATTCAGGCGCGCATCAGCGGCGTGAGGCAAGCTCTAGCGGAAGAGAACAGGCCGCGCCGATTCCGGACCCGCTTTAGCCGCAAACCCGTCGCGCCGAGGAATTATTTCGCATGACCGCAGAAGTCATCCCATTCCGCAGCGTGACTCCTCAAGCCTCAGGCGGCCGCACGCTTTATTGCGAGACGCGGTCGCAGCACAGGCGCGAGGCGATGGACAATTTCTACACATCTCTGCGTCACGCCCACGTCGATGCGTTCACGGCATACGACCGAACCATGGCGTTCGGAGATGATTACGACAGACTTACTGCTTGCGTGGCTGCGGCGATGTCGAAAAAGGCGTGCCGGTGATGGAGACCGTTCACAGCATCCTGTTCGCATATCCGGCCTTCAGCGGCTTTATTGTTGCGGGGATCGTTCTCGTGGCGGTGCTGCGCATTATCCGCTGGTGGGAGGATCGCAAGACAGCCGTAGCTGATGCCGCCTCCCGCCGCGCGTGGAGGTCGTTTTGATCAACCGGGACGAATTCTCGAAAGCCCTTGAAGAAATCCGCGACCTTCGCGCGAATCTGGCGTTTGAACGGTATAGCCACGACGCGCTGCGAAAGAGCCTCAAGGATCATGGCGACACGGCCGGTGAGATTGCCGCCAAAGCCTTGCGTGAAAGTAAGGGCGTTCCAACGCAGGCATGGCGTCGCGCCATCGACGAACAAGCCGCATCGCTCAATATTCTGCGGAGGGCCTGATGGCCCGCAGCGTCGAAGAGTGGATTGGCAAAACTGACGATACTGCGGTCCCGCCGCACGTTCGGTTGCGCGTACTCTTGCGATTTGACCGGAGATGTCAGGAATGCACGAACAAGATATCGAACAAGCGATGGATTTGCGATCATAGAACCGCACTCATCAACGGAGGCGAGAACCGCGAAACCAACCTAGGGCCGATACACGAGGCCTGCGACAAAACCAAAACAGCCGTTGATGTGGCGCTTAAGTCTGCGGTCTATCGCAAGACAGCGAAGGGCGTCGGTATATCGCTGCGTAAAGGCCGTCCAATGCCAGGCTCTCGCGGCTCCGGCTTCCGCAAACGCATGGACGGTACTGTGGAACGCCGGACATGACGAAACGTCAGCAACAGATAGTTGCGGTCTATCGGCGGTGCCGAAATCTGCGGACTGCGGGTCGCAGGCTAAAAATTTCAATGCAGAGAGTTCAACAAGTAGTTTCTCAGCACGCGCCGGAGATCATGACGCCGCATGGCACAAATAAATATTCGCGCGCGGGGGCTCCTGCATGACAACCCTTATCGAGCTAGCAGAACAGTGTGAGAAGCTGACGGGGCCGTGCAGGGAGACCGATGGCCTGATCTTCAAGGCGCTAGAGCAGCGCGAGGAGGATATGTGGACAACCTTCGGTGACGATGAAGTATGGCATCGGCAGGACCCGAACGACCATTGCGCATATGATCCGCCGCCACTCTACACCGCCTCACTCGACGTTGCGATGACACTGCGACTCGATTGGATGAGTATTGAGCTTTGCGAATCTGCAGTGCCTGCGAGTTCGCCTGAGCTTCGATTTACACGCTGCAGAATTTGGGACTGGAGACGCGGGCCGCTCGCGATTGACCCCAACAACGAATGGAAAGCGGAAGGCAACCGTCCTCTACCGTTGAACATGTGCTCTGCCATCCTCCGCGCCCGTGCAACTCTGGATATCCGCCCATGACCAGTCATAAGCTGAGCCGCAGCCAGCACTCTTTTCGCACCATCAAATGCAAAGGAGATTGAGATGGCTTGGGTATTCGGTCTTTTAGCTTTCGGATTTGCTGCGCTTCTAATCGCTTTGTGGGAGCGTCGGCAGATCAACAAAATAATTTACGATTATCACAAAGGCCGCCAACAATGACAACCGACGATCTGCTCCGCGAGATTTTGAAGATCGCGCAAACGAGCACATTTCCAGACAGACACCGCGAATGGCGACCGGCCTGCGATACGACGTGCCTTTATGAAATCAAAACAATGGTCGCAAAGTATTTCGAGAGCGCACCACAGAAGCCCGCGCCAGATGCGATGCGGGACGCGCTGCAATGGATCAAGCGCAAGGCTGCCAACTATGCGGAAATTTCTGGCGATGCTCAAATGGGTCCATACCGCGCCTGTCGGCAAGTTTATGAAATCGCCGATAAAGCCCTCTCCGCGCCCGTGCCGCCACCCGATGGTACGCTGATTGCTGCGCTACGCAGGCTCGCCATCAAGCAGGGGGTGAGACTTGCCTACGGTGGCGGTCATGTTCCAAATGGTGGCCATTGTATTCTGTGCAACGCGGAATGGGAGGAGCCGTTTAAATACAACGAACGGCACAACCCGTCATGCGTGCTTTCCACCCTCACCTCCTCCCCCGCAGCGGCAGAGCCAGACGATGTGCGGAGCGCGCTGGCGGACAGGATTGATGGATATACACGAAGCATCGGCTATCTCTTGGGGAAAGAGATATGCGACGACTTAAGATTCGCTGTGCTTGCCCTGCGCTCAGCCCCGGTCTCCGCTGCCCCGCCAGTCAGGGACCGTGAGGCGACTATCAAACTTGCCGAGGCTCATCTGGGGGCGTGGCTGAAACAAAGCGATCCGGCGCTGCAACTGATTCCGACCGCAGCACGCCAAGACATTCGCGAATTTGCCGACGCCATCCTCTCCCTCCCCGTTCAATCGAGTGCCGCAGTCGGGGTGACGCGGGAGACGCTGGAGTCCTGCAAAGGTGAGCAATTGAAATTTGAAGAATGGGCCGCCAAGAACTGCTATGATATGCGCGAGCATCCGCTGCACTATTTATTTTTGGATAATAGGACCTACGCGGCGCGTCAAGGTTGGAAGGCGGCACTCGAATACGCGCGCGGTGTTTGCTCCCCCGCGCCGGATGCGACGGTCTCGGAGGCGTGGCCAGATCATCCCGGCGCGACACTTGATGCGATCGCGTTTGTTGAAGGCGTGAAGTTGTATCCGACTGTTGATCCCGACGCGGTCGATCTGACTTTTGGAAACCAGCAATCCTCTCTGCGGGCAGCATTCATTCGAGGCTTTACGAGAGCGGCAAAAATGCGGGCGGCGGTCTCGGCACGCGGTGCTGTGATTGAGGCGGCAACCGAATGGTTCAATGGGCTTGATGCGAATTTCCTTTGTAACCAAGACACGAAACACGCCGCCTTTGACGGACTAATCCGCTCCCTCGCACAGGGAGCGAGACCGTGAAGCGCCCTTCAACGATTGTCATTTCCGATTGGCTTGCGAATTGCCGGACTGAACAATGGACGCCGTGGTGAAAGAGGGATACATCGTCGTCGATAGCAAACCCGCAGCCGTCCGCTGGCGATGGAGACATATAAAGCACTGGACGATCCGCGCATCGTCGCCGCCGGCAGACACCATCAGCGAGCCGTTATACGCGGCTGAGCCAAAAGCCGGAGCCAAACCGTGAGCAAGGGGCTGAGCGAGGCGCAGCGTCGAATTTTGGAAAGAGCCGCCACGCACGGGCGCGTTGACGCTTATATGCAACGGCGCCGGCCCATCGAAAAGTTGCGCGACATGGGATTGCTCGAAAAGACTGGTTTGGTGTCGCACAAAATAACGGATGCCGGCCGCGCTGCCCTTGCTTCTCGCCTGAAGGAGGATTGAGGGGATGGCCGAACTAGAATTTCATCGCTCTGAATTGCTAGCGCTGTCGGACACCGAAGCCGGAAAGTTGTTCAAGCAATTCGTTTCCGGGATTGACGATTGGGCAAACAAGACGTGGACAGAAAAGTCTCGCCTTGTCGTCGGCCTATCGTTCATGGCCTGCTCACAACTTATAAAGCAAGCGCATGATAGCAACGCCGGAACGTTGAAGATGACGTTGTCAGATGTCACCCTCGAAGGCGCTGACGCTGGCGACTGGAAGATAACAATAAAGCAGATTCGAGCGCCATCCGCCTCTCCCCTATCCAGTGAGACGGGAGCGGCGAAGTGAAAATATGCTGCCCTAGATGCTTGAGTTCGAACGTCACTGTTGAACGCGCCAGAAAACCATTCACAGATTCGCTGGTCTGCGATGCATGTAACTACGTCGGCCCCGTGAGCAATCCTAATCAACCGGGCTTCCGTGCAATTTCCCCTCACGTACAGCGGAAGGAGCGGTAGGATGACTGAAGAACGCGGCCCATTTTACCCGGAGATCGTCGGGCCATTTCTGCCCGAGCATTTCGTGACTATCAACGGATACAAGGTGCCCTACGTCACCGTGACGCCAACGAGTGACGGCAGGATCGCTGTCTATGTTGATCGACGCTTCGGCCTGGATGAGCCTGTATCGGTCGAAGAATTTAACCGCTGGATCGGCATACTCGCAGATGCGATGTCAGTTGCGGCGGGATATTCCTCGCACGGCGAGCACTGCAGTCCGATCAATCCGCACAAGGTCAAGATGGGCGCCCTCGGCAGCGTCGCACCTGTCCTGAATGTCATTGATGGTGGGAAACCGAACGACCCGGAGAAGCGCTGATGGCTGTGAGCGAGATGGATCAGATTGAAAGACTCCTTCCAGTGGAAGTAGAGGTTACCGGCCCATATCACTATGACGGCGACAAGCATCCATGTCTAAGAATTGCCGCCGCAGACCGAATAGTGGCCTGCGTCTACATCGTGGATGATAAAATCACGCGCCTTTTCCGAAGCACAAATGATCAAAGAGGCCTTTCGATTGGGAGGAAAGGAAATTGATCGATTGCACTATCTCAGCGGCGCACTTACCGCGTCCTCCCCCGCCACATAACCAGCTCAGAGCATCCCGGAAATGACGCGCGCGCTCTCTTTCACCGAAGCTTCTCTCGCTCGAGCCATCAAAGGCATTGAGCGAGCTGGCCGCTTCGTGATTGGGGTAAAGACGGACGGCACCCTGATCGTGGGGGATAAGCCGATAGATTCCGCTTCCATGATCCCGCAGGACGGGCAGAATGAGCCCGCCTCCAAATGGGAGGATCAGCGGGCGTGACGAACATGGAAACCAGCCTGCCCTATCTCGAGCGCGACACGGATCGCCACGGCAATGCCAGGGTCTACGTTCGCCGGCATGGGCGACGGGTCAGGATCAAAGCCGACGAAGGGACCGCGGCGTTCGCCAAGGCGTACAGCGAAGCTCTCGAGCGCTTGGACAGCCGGGCGCCATCAAACAGCCCCGCCGTTCTGACGGCTCACCCCAAAGGCTCGCTTGGCTGGCTGGGCGCCAAATACTTCACCTCGAAGGAATTCCCGAAACTGGCCAAGGAAAGCCAGCGAGCGCGGCGCAACTGCCTCGAGGAGTGCTTTCGAGAGCCGCGGGCGGACGACGATTCAGACCCAATGGGCAACTGTCCGCTGAAATATGTGACAGCGCAGAAAATCCGCCGGCTGGTCGAATTGAAGGCCGGGCAACCCGGCGCGGCCGCGAATCGACGGAAGCATCTCTCCGCGCTGTGCGGCTGGGGCGTCGACCACGACCACCTCTCGAGCAACCCGGCGCGGGATGTACGAACCGTCACAAAGATCAAGGGCGGCGGCTTCTATACTTGGACCGTGGCGGACGTGCAGCAGTTCCTCCAGCATCATGGGCACGGAACCAGAGCGCGGCTGGCGTTAGGGCTCCTGCTGTTCTCCGGCGCTCGCCGGCAGGATATGGTGACATTCGGCAAGCAGCACGTCCGCGGCGGGTGGCTGCGCTATGTCCCGAAAAAGACGCTCTACCGGCGCCGGGACGTGTCGCAGAAACCGTTCCTGCCCGTGCTGGCGGATATCATCGCCTCAAGCCCATGCGGCTCCATGACGTTCCTCGAGACAAAACAAGGCAAGCCCTTCACTCCGGCCGGGTTCGGCAACTGGTTCCGCGATCGATGCGACGAAGCCGGGCTCGAGCAGTGTTCCGCGCATGGCCTGAAAAAGGCAGGCGCGACGTTGGCGGCCGAGAATGGCGCGACGGCTTCCCAGCTCATGGCGATGTTCGATTGGTCGACGATCAGCCAGGCGAAGGTGTACACTGACGCTGCGGACCGAAAGCGGATGGCCGGCGAAGGCATGGCGCTGATCAACCTGGATCAGAATGGGAACGACGATTGCCGCACCCCCATTGCCGCACCGAAAATATCAACGTCAAATCAATAGGATGTAGAGGCGATGGCAGGAGTGGCAGGGCTCGAACCTGCGACCCCCGGTTTTGGAGACCGGTGCTCTACCAATTGAGCTACACTCCTGTACGGACCTGCGTCGCCACCGATCCGCGCCGTTTCAAGCATAGGGCGGGCCCGGAAAGCAAGGGCGAAGCCGGGCGAATTCGGCCGCAGCCTGCGGCGCCGACGCCTCGTGGCTATGCTCTGCGCAGCAGCCATTCGCGATAGCTTCTGCCATACTCATCGACAATGCGGCCGAGCGTGGTCTGTCCGCCGTCCGTCATCGCCGCCTCGACCGCGGTTCCCAGAATTCCCTGCCCCGCAAACAAGAACGCCGTTAGCCGGGGATAGGCGATAATGACAGCCCCGGTTCTCACATCGACGAGGTTGGCGTCCCCGACCATGCCATGGCCGCCGCCGACCACAATTCGCTGCACCGCCGATGAGATGGTAAAGCTCTGGACCACGATATCGAGCCGCACTGGCCGTGTGCCGTTGAGGTGTCCGGCCATCTGCCGCTCCACCCCGCTCTTGACACGCGACGCCAGCATGTTCTGGACGTAGGCCTTGCCTTCGGGCGTATTGGTCGCGGAGGCCACGTCATCGACGATCCCCTTCGACGCGGCGTAGGCGCGGATGCCGTCGTCCCACTGGATACTGGCGTCCGGCGCGTAGCTGACGGTGACGCCGGTCAGCTTCATAGCTGTAATATCGTTTTTCGACAGCGAATTTTCAGTTGTTGTCACGCAGCCCGTCAATGCGAGCGCGCCCACAAGCACGGCAAGCCGTGCCCTCCCCAAGATTGTCCCCACGTGAAGTTCCCCCAGCGTCCGTTATTCTTCACTCAGCCCGAGTGCAGAAATAAAGTAGCAGGGAAAGGTTTGTCTATCTTTAATTGTTTCGCGGCCATTGTTGCGCGGTACTGCAACTTATTGGTGTGGTGAACCAGCGTACCGCATCGCGATTGGTCGAAGATCAATCGGGACTCTTTTTTGAGTGTCGACGCAACGCCAAAGCGCATTCGCGATTTGCGCCTGTCCCCGGGGAATTTTCGAAGATGCAACGTGTCGGCGGGTTTCCGCAGACCTTGTCGAGTTCGGCGAAGCCTACGCATTGCCCGCCCGGACCATCACGATATCCGGGACCACCTTTGCAGCCGCATCCCGTGCAGGCCGGCCGTTCCGGACAGGCTGCGTGGCCGACCGCAATCGGCCACGCAAATGATAGAGCGACGGTCGCAAGCACTGTTAGAAGTGCTCGCGAGGCCGTCACTCGATGATGCTCGCCACCACGCCCGCACCCACGGTGCGGCCGCCTTCGCGGATGGCGAAGCGCAGTTTCTCTTCCATCGCGATCGGCACGATCAGGTGCACTTCCATGGCGATGTTGTCGCCCGGCATCACCATCTCGGTGCCCTCAGGCAGATGCACCACCCCGGTCACATCCGTGGTGCGGAAGTAGAACTGCGGACGGTAGTTGGTGAAGAACGGGGTATGACGCCCACCCTCCTCCTTGGTCAGGATGTAGGCCTCGGCCTTGAATTTTGTGTGCGGTTTTACAGAACCCGGCTTGCACAACACCTGGCCGCGCTCGACTTCCTCGCGCTTGGTGCCACGCAGAAGTGCGCCGATGTTGTCGCCGGCCTGACCCTGGT